ATGCAGGCAGTGGTATTCTACGCCCTGAGCAAGCACGTCGTTTTATTGACTACGTGTGGGATGCAACTGTACTCGCCAAGGATGGTCGTCGTGTAACTATGCGTGCGAACACAATGGAACTCGAAAAGGTTAATGTTGGTGAGCGTGTTATCCGTGCAGCTTCACAGGCTGTTGGTGACTACACAAACACTGGTGCACAGTTCTCGAAGGTTGAGCTATCAACCAAGAAGCTGCGTCTCGACTGGGAGGTCTCAGCAGAGGCCCTAGAAGATGGTATTGAGGGTGCTGCCCTTGAGGACCACCTTGTCCGTCTGATGACAAATGCATTTGCAAATGACATCGAAGACCTAGCTATCAACGGAACTGGAACTGGCTCCGATGCATTCTTGTCAATCATGAACGGTTTTGTAAACCGTGTCAAGACTAACGGAGATGCACACGAGGCTGTTGTTACAGTAGCTGACAACGCATGGACCCCAGAGGTAATGCAGGAGATCATCCTTGCAATGCCACGTAAGTACCGTGCAATCAAGTCTAACCTGAAGTTCTACGCAGGTACAGACGCTTTCCAGGGAATCGTTAAGAACAACGGTACCCTGTCTGACGCTATTGCTGAGGCACTAGGCAAGAATGGTAACACCCAGGCTAACACCCAGGCTTACCTAGACGGCCAGGGCCAGACATTCGGTGGTGCTCGCACTACCCGTGTCCTAGGCATCGATGTTCAGGAAGTTCCTTACTACCCAGATGGCTATGTCGACTTGACATTCCCACAGAACCGTGTATGGGGTTTCCAGCGTGACATCACCGTCAACCGTCAGTACCAGCCAAAGAAGGACACCATTGAATACACCGTATTCGTCCGCTTTGGTGTACAGTGGGAGGAAGAGGACGCAATTGCGTTCGCTGACTCAGCTGCTGACAGCTAAGAACTAGCAAACCATTGAGGGGGCAGGGGCATCTAGCTCCTGCCCTCTTTTTCATTAATCTGTTATAATTATGAATGACAAAGGAGATATTTATGTCTGAAGAAATCAAGAATGAAGACGTTGTCGAAGAGACTCCAGTTGTTCTTGCACGCCTAGAAGATGGAGAGCCAGTAATTTCACCTGAAAAGGCTGAAGAATTTAAGGCAATCATCGAAGAGATTGTTGCAGAGAATGCTGCAGAAGTTAAGGAATCAGTAGTTGAAGAGCTAACTGTTGAAGAAGTTAAGCCAGTAGTAGTAGAAGAGCCAAAGAATGTAATTTCTTCTGGCAGCCAGCGTGTACGTAAGCCAGAGGCTGAGGTTGCAGGAATTACTGCTGTTGCAAATGGCGTAATCGGAACTGGCAAGGTAGCACCAAAGCCAAAGAATGTTGTTAAGCAGCAGTCATCCCCAGAGGTTGAGAAGGTTGCTGTATACTCTAGCAAGAATGTAACTTGGACTGGAGTTGGCAAGGTTTACCGTGGCTACAATATCGTTACCAAGGAAGCTGCTGACAAGTGGCTTACCCGTGACCACACAAGACTAGCAACTCCAGAAGAGGTTGCGAGGGAGTTCGGTCGCTAAATGGAAATCTTGAGGGTTCCGCCATATCCAGTTGAGGCGGTATTAGAAGTTGGTGCTCCAGCAGGAGTATACGAATATACCATTACAGATATGGCGGACCACTCAGTAACCACAGGCACCGTTATTTCTTCAAACCAGTCTAAGGTTTCAATAACACTGCCATCAAACTATGATGGCGAGTACTCTATCCTGATTGACGGAGAAGAGCATTTGGTAGACGTAGTTAGACCATACGTTGATCCTAACACAAAGGGTGAGACTGCTACTGAGATAGCAGAATACAAAAAGCACGAAGAGCTTGCAAGAGCCATTATTGATTCTATAATTACAGATGGTTTTTACTACAAGAAGCGTCTAGTAGAAACTACTGGTTTGGGTGCTGACATCCTTCCAATTTGGAGAGACCTTAAGGAAATAGTTTCTGTCTATGAGAACAACGCTTTAGTTTTTGATGCAGCCAATCCAGAAGACTATGAGGTCCAGTACGAGCTTACAAAAGACAAGTTTGGCATTCAGCAAAAGTATGGTGGCGTAATTAATCGAAGCGAGTCTGCCCCTAACATGCTTCCAGCTGGTGGATCAGATATGCTAGACCTGAACTTCGTTTACAGAGGTTTTCCAAGAGGATTTGACTATTCTATAGTTGGAATTTTCGGGTACAAGAAGGTGCCATCAGATATCGTTAGAGCTGCAGAGATGCTTATTGAAGACATTGAGTGTGGCAAGCTAGACTACTACAAGAGATATATTGTTGACTATAACACTGATCAGTTTAAGATTAAGTTTGACGCAGGTGTTTTTGAGGGGACTGGAAACATCATAGTAGACAAGATCCTATCTAAGTACAAGAAGGCAATCACTACAATCGGGGTGTTGTAAAATGGCGTGTGGCGATCTTACAGACTTTATGTTTCCTATGCAAGCGGATATCTACTATCCAATTGTAGAGCAGGGCTCTCTAGGTAACGTAAAAAAGACTTGGATTTTAGATAAGTCAGTGGCTGTAAGTTTTGCACCAGCAGGAAGTGCCTTTAAGGAAGAGGTTATTCCTAATGTTAACATTACCAAAGACAATTTGCTTATCGGCAGGGTAAAGAATGACGTTAGAATTTCTTCACGTGAGGCAAACAATGCCATCACGAATGTAATTATTACAAACATAAAGGACAAGAACTGTAATCCAATTTATGTTGAGACTTCAGGTCCTAGGGTGGGAAAGTCCACAATATTTGAGATCGCTGCTCAAGACCCATTTACTGGTCCTTTTGGAAGTGTAGAGTATTACAGAGTTGTGTTGCGTAGATCTGAAAATCAGGCGGTAGATGTATAATGTTAAACCTGGTAATTGACAGTCGTAAGTTTGAGAAGGATATGAATAACGTTATTCAGTATAGCCTAGGATTCTTCGAAGGTGTCAAGCAGGGGACTCCAGCATTTCTAAGAGGCCTGGGAACTTCTTTGATAGAGGATCTAAAACAGTATATTGATGCTAACGCAAGAGTTAATCCAGCACTACTTCACCACATGTATGAATGGAACGAGACGGGCTCTCCGAATGCAAGACTCTTCGATATTGAGTTAGTATCAGTTGGCAATACAATATCTTTTGGATCTACCTTTAGGCAGTCTTCCTCTATTAAGAATGGCTCCAGAGTACCATTCTATGACAAGGCTAGGATCATGGAATACGGAATTCCAGTTACTATTGTGCCACGTGGACGTGTGCTTGCATTTGAGGATGACGGAGAGACAGTATTCACATCTAATCCAGTAACAGTTACTAATCCTGGTGGTGATGTAGCTGGAGAGTACGAGAGGGTATTTAGATCATTCTTTACTAACTACTTTACTCAGTCATACATTCAGTCAGCTGGTATACTAGCATACCTAGGAGCACCAGTAGACTTTTACACTAATCTATCAACTAAGGGTGGTAGGTCTAAGGGCACTTCGGTTGGAAGAAACTGGATTACTAAGGCAGGAGATCTATAATGGCTATTTCATACCCACCTATTTTTATTAATACTTATTTGCAGCAAAAGCTTGGTCAGGCAGGCTTTGGTGCTACGCCAATGTTTCCAACAGTTCCTACAGACCCAGATGCATTTGCTGATGGATTCTCTATAAATGATCTAACTTCTGGTGCCAGATTCGGATTTGGTGGACAGATTGCTATCTATGATCGTATGTTTAAAATGCGACGTGGTCCGTTTCCGCATATTAAGGGTGAGCAATTGCTTTATTATTTCAATGCGGTACGAGAAGATGCAGTGCCAAACTTGCTATTAATGACCCAGGCAGTTTCAGATTTGCTAGATCGTGGAGACGAGTCTGCAGAAGATATAAACCGCTGGGTTGCTGACAATATGCTAAACCAGGATGGTATTTATGTAGCATCTGACGGTCTGCAATATCTGCCAGTTTACTTTCATGACTTTAAGATTTTTCAGCTAGAGGAGACCAGAGACATCATTGACTTTGGCACAGCTAGAACATATGCTGGAAACAAGATTATTATTGATTATACATATCACACTAAAGGATATTCTGCAGGCAATACTGCCTACAATGATACTACTCTATAAAACCATGATATAATTGGCATGAGGAAACAAAGCCCTCTTATTCCATATAGAAAAAAGAGGTGAAAATTATGGCATATACACGTGGTAACAGCTCACAGATTATTGTTGGTGCAGCTGCTCTATTTACCCACGAGGCTGGCGTTCTAACAGACGCAGCCTTGCCAGCTTACGTGGATGACGTATCGTTCAGAGAGACTCTCTCTGCTGATGCTGACTTCCGTAACGTTGGGTACACCATGAACGGCCTAGAAATCCAGTTCCAGCCAGACTTCGGTGAAGTCCAGGTTGACCAGGTTCTAGACGTTGCAAAGTTGTACAAGCAGGGTATGCAGGTGAACCTAAACACTACATTTGCTGAAGCTACACTTGAGAACCTTCTGTTTGCACTAGCTGCAAATGATGGAGATCTAACCACCGTTGCTGGTAACCCAACACTGAACCTGTCCGCAGGTGACATTGGTGAGTGCCCAGTTGAGCGTGGTCTAGTAGCCGTTGGTCCTGGTACAGGTGACTGTGCAGCTTCGGACCAGATCGAGCGTGTTTACGTAGCTTACCGTGCTCTCTCTATTGAGAGCGTAACAGTAGGTGCAAAGCGTGACGAAGCAACAATGTTCGAGGTATCGTTCCGTTTGCTTCCAAACGACAGTGCATCCTACGGTAAGATTGTAGACCGTACAATCCCAGCTAGCTAAACCTAGCACTATAACTTAATAGAACTGCCCTGGCATTAACTTGCTGGGGCAGTTTGCTTTTGGTATACTATATGAATGCCTAATAAAATTTATGAATCAGCGACGGTAAGACTGATTGACAATACTGAGCTGTTCATAACCCCACTAAAGATAAAGTACCTTCGTGACTTTATGACTACGTTTGAAAAAATGGAAGAAGTCCAAGACGAAGACGAAACACTTAACGTGCTTCTTGATTGCACAAGAATAGCTATGCGTCAATACTGTCCACAGATTAAAACAATAGAAGATGTGGAAGATACCGTAGACATTCATGTAATGTATAAGATTCTTGAGATAGCTGCAGGCATAAAGATTAACGGAGAGTCTGAGGAGAAGGTGTCTGATCAGGCCAAGGAAAGTTCTCCAAAGTGGAGTGAGATGGATCTGGTTTCATTAGAGTCAGAGGTATTTTTGCTGGGTATTTGGAAAGACTATGATGAGCTAGAGAGTTGTCTATCTATGCCAGAGCTAACGACTACTCTAAATGCAAAGAGAGAGGCTGACTATAAAGAAAAGAAGTTTCTCGCAGCAATGCAAGGGGTAGATCTTGACAAGCAAACAGGAAAAGATGACAGCAATGCTTGGGAAAAGATGAAGGCTAAGTTCTTTAGTGGTGGAAAGACTAACAACTCTAACGATATAACAGCACTGCAAGGATATAACGCTCAAAAGGCTGGCTTCGGCATCGGAATGGGCTTAGGCTACGAAGATTTAACTAAAAAATAGCGACCCCGTGTGCTATAATAAAACTTATAAAATAATGCTCAGGAGGCACAAATGGCTGTAACAGTCAATGAAGAAACAATTATTCAGCTAATCGATGGAACAGAAATCAGTGTAAGACCACTAAAGATTTCCTTGTTGCGTACGTTTATGAAGAAGTTCGCAGCTATTGCCACAGTAGCTGATGACAACGATAAGGCAATGGATGTGCTCATGGAGTGTGTTCAGATTGCTATGAAGCAGTACAAGCCAGATCTTGCAGAAGACCTGGAGAAGCTAGAGGAAAGCCTGGACCTTCCAACAGTGTATAAGATCGTAGAAGAGGCATCGGGTATTAACCTTGGAGATACGGCACTGATGGGAGCCTTGCCTACCAGCTAGCCTATAGGAGTAATTTAGGTAAATGGCTGATATAGAATCAAACATTAGATTTGGAGTAGATACTTCCGATGCTATAGCGTCTATCAAAACGCTGCAAGCTCAGATATCAGCCTTCCAACGTCAGATGGCTTCGTCCTCAGTTGCCAACGCAGAATCTGCTAGAAAGCTGAGACGAGGTCTTCTTGACGACCTAAATGCCACAGGCCAATGGTCTGCCTCTATCAAAAACATTCAAAGCTCATCAGAGTCTTTTACCAGATCACTCGAAAAGAACAAACTCTCCATGGGAGAGTACTTTAGGTATGCTGGTTCTCAAACAAAGACTTTTGGTGGGCTTTTCCGTTCCGAGTTCAATACTATTGAAAAGGTTGCTCGTGAGCGAGTAAAGGATCTTCAGACACAATACGTATCTCTTGGTCGTGATGCCAACGGTGCACTAAAGGCTATTTCTGTAAGACCACTCCGTCTTGACATGGAAAGCCTTGCTACTCAAACAGCAATGAATGCTCAGAGGCAGCAGATATTTAATCAGCTACTTAAGCAAGGCTCTACAAATCTTCTAAACTTTGGTAAGAATACTCAGTGGGCTGGTCGCCAGCTCATGGTTGGTTTTACCATTCCTCTGTCTATCTTTGGAAACATGGCTTCCAAGACATTCATGGAACTTGAAGAGCAGGCAATTAGATTTAAGCGTGTTTATGGTGACCTGTTCACTCCTCCAGAAGAGTCAGACCAGATGCTTGAGACCCTTAAAGAACTTGGTAAAGAGTTTACAAAGTATGGTGTTGCAGTAGAAAAGACTCTTGGTCTTGCAGCTGATGCGGCTGCTATGGGTAAGACTGGTACTGAGCTTTTGGACCAGGTAACAGAAGCTAACAGACTTGCAGTCCTTGGTAACGTAGAGCAGGCTCAGGCTCTTGAAACTACCATATCTATTACAAATGCTTTTGGTGTTGCAACTGAAGACCTAGCAAAAAAGATTGACTTCCTTAACGCAGTTGAAAACCAAACCGTTACATCTATTGAAGACTTGACTATCGCAGTTCCAAAAGCAGGTCCAGTTATTCAGCAGCTTGGTGGAGACGTAGAGGACCTAGCCTTCTTCTTGACAGCCATGAAGGAAGGTGGAATTAATGCATCTGAAGGTGCCAACGCCCTAAAGTCTGGTCTTGCCTCTATCATTAACCCAACTGCTCAGGCTTCCACAATGCTAAAGGTTTTTGGAATAAACCTACAAGAGCTAAACGCTGCTAACCGTGGAGACGTTAAGGGTCTCGTAGTTGACTTTGCAGAGGCTCTTGATAAGCTAGATCCATCACAGCGTGCACAAGCTATCGAGCAGCTGTTTGGTAAGTTCCAGTTTGCTCGTCTGTCTACTCTATTCCAGAACGTAATTCAGGACGGTACTCAGGCACAAAGAGTTCTAGAGCTAACAAATGCAACTACACAAGAATTAGCTCAGCTATCTAGCAAAGAGTTGAAGAACGTAGAAGAGTCTACGACATTTAGATTTAGAAAAGCAGTTGAAGAGTTTCAGCTAGCAATTGCTCCAGTTGGAGAGCAGTTCTTGAAGCTTATAACCCCAATTATTGAATTTGCTACTGGAATTATTGAAAAGTTTAATGGGCTAAGCGATGGAGCAAAGTCATTTATAACAGGACTAACAGTCTTGTTTGGTGCCATAGGACCTCTTGCAATTATGACATTTGGTCTACTTGCTAACGGTATTGCAAATATCATTAAGGGCTTTACCTTCATTCGTGAACTATTTATGAAGACTGGAAAGCAGTCTACTGTACTAGGCGAACAGCTAGACTACATGACATCAGAGCAGCTCAATGCTGCCGCTGTAGCGGCTTCTCTAGAACAGGTACATCAGAGCCTCATTCAGACATTTTCTACCGAAGCAGGGGCCGTACAGAGGCTGGCAGACGTATATCGTCAGGCATTCAATGAGCAGCAAAGGTTTGATACTGGAAGAGCAATAGCAAAGCAAGCAGGACTAAAGCTTGCATCTGGAATTGTCTCTGTTCCTGGACCTAAGGGTGCTGGGGACATTGTCCCTGCAATGCTCTCCCCAGGAGAGGCTGTCATTCCTGCTGATGCAGCAAGAAAGTATGCTCCAATTATTCAGGGTATGATTGCTGGAAACCTACCAGGCTTTGCCAAGGGTGTAATGCTAGGCATGCCAAGATCTGGAAAGAGTACACAAAAGAATAGAGAAGCTGCAGAGCAAATCTACGAAATGTTTAAGCAGAGCAGCTATGCAAATGTTCCTCCTACTGAGTATGGGCACCAACTATCACCAACCTCTGGTCACAGCTTCCCAATCTTTGGTCTTGGTGGAGTTTACATGGGTCCAAATGGTCAAAAGGTCTTTGTAAAGCCAGTAATGGATGAGAAGGCTGCAGTTGCAGAGATGCGTGCTACCGAGATTGCTCGCAGGGTACACGGACTAAAGGCCCCAGAGCAAAGAATTACAGTTATTCGTGATCCACAAGATCCTACAAGACAGAGAAGATTCCTTGCTCTTGAGTCTGCACTAGATGCAACATTTATTAATAATGACCCAATGGCTATGTTTAATGAAGACCAATATTTCAAGCAGCTAGTTGCGTCACTACTCCGTGTTGACAAAGATCTGTCAGCCTCTAACGTCTTTGGCGATGTGGTTGCAGACGTAGGACCTGCAGGTGTATTCTCCAAAGCATCTGGTTTAAGAGATTATGCAGATAGCTTGCCATCTATGGAACAGCAGGCCATGGTTAACCTGCTAGGAATTAAGGGTGGTGCCAAGAGGGCCTTCGCAGAGTCAACGCTAGGGCTAATGCAAAACTTGACACCACAGCAGTATCACCAAAGGATGATTGGTGAGATTCAGGGTGTACTGCCATTGCTAGAGCAGACTGTTGCAGGATTTAAGCTATCTAATCCACAAGAAGCAAAAGCATACAATGACATGATTCAGAGACTACGTCAGGGACTAACTGTTGACTGGTCTAAGTTCCACGCAATTCACTCTGCAGTTAAGCCATCAAAGCCAAAACAGTCTAACGTAGTTCCAGGGTATGCGAATGGTGTTGTTAGTGTCCCAGGACCAAAGGGTGCTGGAGATGTTATGCCAGCTATGCTATCTCCAGGGGAGGCAGTAATCCCTACAGAGATGGCAAAGAAGTATGCACCGCTAATTCAAGCAATGATTGCTGGAAATATTCCTGGATTTAAGAAGGGTTTGCTTGGTGGAAGCCAGTCAAAGAGATTTGGTCAAGAGGGAGAGTTCTCGGCACAAGCATCTCACTTTGGAATGTTTACTCCTACTGAGCTAGGAAAAACCTTAGAAGAGCTCAAGGAAGAGCTTGACGGATTTGTTGCCGATGTATTTATCTTGGGAGAGAAGCTAGAGGATGGAACTAGAGAAGTTTCAAAGGTTACGTCTCAGCTTACAGAGCTTAATTTGGAAAACAAAGATTTGGCAGCAGGTGGAATGACCTATGCTGGAACAACCACCATAGAGCAGAAGGATCGAAATCAGTCATACAATGCTGCAGGCATAGCAGGTGCTGCATTTACCCTTGAAGAAGTTTCGCAGTCTGGAAAGCTAGCTGCAGCTGCCCTTGAGTCTGGAAGCAGGGCATCTCAAAAGTACTCTGACCAGCTACAGCTTTTGGTTGCCGAGGGTATGGAGGCAGAGAGACTACTTTCAGATTCTAACTCTTTGCAAAATAGATCTAACTTTATGATAGAGACAACTAGAAAAGCACTAGAAGAGTCTTTGTTGTCTCAGGCTAAGGTAAAAAGTGTTGATGAGGCCAGAGCCATTGCTTCAGATAAGCTGGCAGATGTTCAGAACCAAGTTGCTCAGTTGCAGTTGCAAGGTCTTGATGACGAGCAGTTGCTGCAAAAGCTAAAGCAAAAGTTGGCAGCAACCCTGCTAAAGTCTGGAACTGGAGAGTTTGGCCTTGGACCTCAGGGTACTGGTGGTGGCGATCTTAGAGATGTTTTGACTGGAAGAGGTCGCAGTAACCTGCGTAGGCAGTTTGGACCAGAAGAAGATCCGAATGCAAGAAAGTTTGCTTATGGCGGAAGGTCTACTGCTGTCGTAGCTTCTGCTTTTGTTAGCGATATGGCTGAGCAAGGTACTGATTTTGCAGAGGCAGCAACTCAATCATTTAGCTCAGCATTTAGGGCTGCACTCAAGCGTGGCCTAGGTATAGCATCCCCATCAAAAGAATATGAAGATATCTCTAATGCAGTTACTGCTGGTGTTCGTCAAGGAAAAGATGATGCCGTAAGAGCAGGAGCTGAAGTGGGAGAGGCTGTCGCTGATGGTGCAGAGGCTACATCTGGTAGAAGGTCAAGAAGAGTTTCTGCTCCACAAACAAACTTTTCTCAGATTCCTGCAGGAAGCCAGTCTAGGAAAATTCCAAACAATACTCCAAGAAGATCTACTGGTCTTGGAACCAAGGAACTTAGGGAGCAGGCCCAAGCAGCTGAAAAGGTTACCGTAGCAACTGAAGAGCAGACTACTTCTATAAAGTCATCTCAGTCCAAAATGGACAGACTTAATAACACCCTGATGCAGGGAACTTTTGCACTAACTTCACTTGCTGGTGTTGGAATTATGGCTGGTGGCACAATTGGTCAGGTATCTCAAAAGATATTTGAGCTTTCTGGTGGACTCTTTGCACTGATGCAAATTACTCAGCTTTTAACTCAAGCTAAGATTTTAGAGCTTGTACAATCTAGAGCAAAAGCAGCGGCAGATGCCATTGAGATAGCTACAACTGCTGGAAAGATAGCTGCAAATGGTGGGTTTATTGCATCGATGGTCACCGCAGCGGTAGCAGTAAGAGCATTCTTAGGGCCAATTGGGCTAATAACTCTAGCAATCACAGCCGCTGTCGGAGGAATATTCCTTCTAGCTGGATACATGGAAGATCAGAAGAAAAAGGTTTCTGGCCTTGGCGATACAGCATTCATGACTGCAGAAAAGATGAAGAAGGCTGGAGATCTGCTAGGGTTTACTCCTAAGACCACTGCTTTTGGTCAGAATATTGAGCAGGGATCTGCTGCAGCTCGTGGCTCCGAAGAAGCCTCCATGATTAACGAGCTTCGATCCAGTGAAGACTTCAAGACAAGCTTTGCAGATCAGATTAACGCAATTAAGAATGCTACCAAGGGTCAGGCTGAAGCAGCCCTTGCTGCTGTCTCTAACCAACTATTTGCTGCTGGGGCATCCCAAGAGCAGGTTGATGCATACGTAAGAGCTATTGCACAAGAGGCAGGACAGACAAGCCTATCGTTTGATTTTGCAAACATTGACTTTGCCAAGAGTGGTAAAGACCAGATCGTAAAAGCAGCACAGGATTCTTCAAAGCTGTTCCAGGATTCATTCCAGGCTGGATTCAAAAAGGGTGGATATCAACAAAAAGAATTCTTGGGCGTAAGGTCAGTACTCAAGACAGTAGACTCTTTGTCTCAAGAGGCTAAAGCTGCTGCATCTACTTTCGCTGGAACAACCGCCTCCTCGTTGCAGGCACTTAAGGATGGCCTTGCCAACAACCTAATAACTGCAAAGGATTTTGGTCTTGGTCTTGAAGGAGTTATGACAACTCTGGGAGAGCTAGATGAATCTCAGATGAAGCTGGTATTGCCAGACCTATACAAGAAGCTTGGCGTGGAAGATCTCATGAGGGAAATTCCTTTGGTTAGCGATCAGCTACTGCTGCTACAGGCAGATGCTGCTGGCATTGAAATTCCAGAGACAGACAAGAATGCCCTTAAGAATGCAGACAAGAGTGCTAAGGCTGCGTCTGTTGCTCTTAGGGTTAGAACAAAGCTTAAGAAGCAAGTTGAAGAGCAAGCAATTGCTCAAGAAAAGGTAAACAAGAAGATAGAGGAAGAGGCTCTCATTAATGAGCAGATTGCCTCTGCTAACGTTGCTCTTGCAGATAGAGTTGTACAGCTAGAGAACCAGCAATATGCCTACGACTATCTGATTCAGCAAGGATATACAGCAGCACAGGCATTTGACCTAGCAGGAGATGCTGGTTTGGCTGCAGGTATTAAGGCAGCTACTGGTGCTGGAGTTGCTGCTAGCGAGTGGACAGACATGAAGAACCTGATTGACCAGGTTCTAAATCTAGAGAAGACTGCCCCTAAGGGCCCAGCTAGTGGTGGTGGAGAGAAGACTGCTCTACAGGAGGCAATGGACTCCTTGAAGGAGCAGAGGAAGGAAATCCTAGAGTCTAACTCTGCATTTGCCAAGCTACGTAAGGCAGGTTTTGATACTGCTGATGCTATGAAGGCTGCAGAAGATCCTATCTTGGCTGCTGCTCTAGCCACAACTAAGGTTGGAACAAAGCAGTGGTCAGACCTAATTAATAGAATTAAAGAGACACAAAGACTTTTATCTAAGAAGGAGATGCAGGACCTACTTCGTGGCGGTAAGGTTGAAATTGCAGAGCGTCGTGCCCAGGCAACAGTAAGCAATGCATTAACAACACTTGGATATACTGCTGAACAAATTGACGAGGTTCTGTCAGACCAAGAGTTTACGAATACCTTAGCTGCCGATCTAAAAGATGGTGGCATAAATGCTAAAGAGGTACTACAGAGACTTGCTCAGATTAAGCAGCTAGGAAGAATTGACGTAGACATTGCATTCTCTACCAAGGAGGGTGCTGCTGACGAGTTCCAGAAGAGATACGACAAGGTCGTAGGCTACCTAGAGGCTCAGAAGCAGACAATTCAGGTAGACTTTGAGGTAGATACTTTTGACGACAGCGTAGTTATTCGTAAGGCTGAAGAGCAGATTGCTGCAATCCAGTACAAGATTGATAACTATGAAGCACAGCTGACTGGCATTGAGGAGCAAGAGAGCACCATTAACGAGGCTTACGATGAGCGTAAGAAGGCTCTTGACGACGTTGCCAAGGCTAATGATGTTATAGCAAGACAGCAAAAGAACCAGCTAACTCTAGCAGATGCATTGTCTCAAGGTGATATTGCAGCAGCTGCCAAGGCAGCTCAGGATATGCGTGCTCAATCTTCTCAGGACGCTATTGCTAAGCAGGGAGATCAGCTAGAGCTTGCAAAGAATCAGCAAATAGCTAATCTAAGATCTGCTGACGGTAGGTCAAGAAAGCAAATTGAAGATGACATCAAGAAGCTAAAGAAAGAAATCTTCAATATTGAAGAGCAAACACTTGAGCCAGCTCGTGAAAATATTCGTCTTGCCGAAGTTGAAAAGAATACCAAGTTAGATTCTCTAAATCAGCAAATTCTAAAGTGGGACCAGCTTTCTGCAAAGGTAAACGAAGCCAAGCTAAAGCTAACACCAGAAGAGATGGCTGCTATGGACTATCAGGCAAAGCTAATTGCAGACCTTCTTGATAAGTGGGATAGCATCTCAGACAGAACAGCTATTCTTACAATCATTAAGAAAACTCTTGATGAAGAGACTGGCACTGGTGGAACTCAGGGAGCTACTGGTGAATCATCTTCAAGCACTACAAGCTCTAGCACAACATCAAGTAGTTCTGGTGGCAACGGTGGAAAGTCAGACAAGCAGGATCAGACTGACGCACAAAAATCAGCAGCTGCACTAAAGGCATCTGGAATGAGCATTTCTGGATTCATAAAGAAGCAGGATGCGGAGGCAAAGGCCAAGAAGGAAGCTCAGGTTGCAGCAGATAAGAAGTCTTCTGCAGCAGCATTTAAAGCATCTGGAGCAAACGTTGCTGCGTTTATAAAGAAGCAAGAGTCAGTAGATGCTAAGAATGTAAAGATTGATGCAGCTAAGGCAGTTGCTAGCTCAATTATCAAGGATCTTAATATTGGTAGAAACATTGTATTGGCTCCAAAGAAGTCAACAAACGTTAATCCTTATGGATATGCTCGTGGCGGAATGGTAAAGTACATGGCAGATGGTGGACTGTTTAGCTCCCTAGGCACAGACACAGTACCATCCATGCTTACCCCAGGAGAGTTTGTAGTTAGAAGAAATGCTGTAAATAACTTTGGTGTTGATAAGCTAAAGGCAATAAATTCTGGCACATACAAGGGCGATTCAGTGTATAATTATGAGGTAAACATTAATGTACAGAGTAATGCTAATGCAGACCAGATTGCATCTTCCGTTATTGGAAAGATTAAGCAGATTGACTCTCAGCGTATCAAGGGGAACAGATTCTAATGGCTAGTGAATCATACATGATTGGTCGTAAGAAGTATCAGCGACCACAGGCAATGATGTGGTCAGAAAATTCTGGTACCCTGGTTGATGGACTGTATGTCCCAAATGGATTTGAGGTTGGTGCTAATACTGGATCTGAGACCAACGAAGATCTGTTTAATCAATTCCTGATACTTTCTGATGATAATCGTGGACCGATAGATTTTAAGCCAACAAGAATCGAAAACCGTAAGCGTATGGTTAACGGTAGAATGCGTTCATATCACATTGCAGATAAGCTAACTGTTTCAACATCCTGGGATATGCTTCCTTCAAGGTCTTACTATTTGAGACCAAACTTTAATCCAGAGACTGGAAAGTCTGAATACTATAACAACAGAGACCTTGAATTCACTACCGATGGCGGTGCAGGAGGAGTAGACATTCTTAGCTGGTACGAAGATCACAAGGGACCTTTCTGGGTTTATTTAGCCTATGACAAGCACTCAGTGTTTGGTGACGACGATTCTGCATACAGTCATCTTCCACAGTATAACCAGCTAATTGAGATGTACATTTCTGACTTTTCATACTCTGTAGTCAAGCGTGGTGGAAGTAATTATGACTTCTGGAATATCTCTGTTACGCTGGAAGAGGTGTAAATGTTTGAAAGTGCAGACTTAAAGAATCACCTAGAAACATCTTCTACAGTTAGAACCCAATCAGCAGTCATAGCTGAATGGAATATGAATATTGCAGAAAACATTTCTCTTGTTGGAAACTATCGCTACAGACCTACTGAGGGTCCTTCTGCTAAGTATGGCTTGCCAATTGGGTCTTTTGATCTTAATGACTCTGGAAACTTTTATACTAACGCAACAGATGCAGATGTTGTAATTGACGGTGGTCTAGAGAATGATAACCAAACCCCTATAGCCTTTGTCAGCAAGAAAGAAAAAGAAAAGCTGCTCTACTCCCTTGAAGACTGCTTTGGAAAGTTTAGACCAAGATCAGGAATCAATAAGCTGAGATATTTTCCTGGTGCATACAGTCACTTTACTAACATAAACATGATTCGCAGGCCAAGGTATTACATGGCACATAAAGATGACTCGTTTAAGTATTGGTCCTCATACAGGACAGAGTACGGTGTTGAGAGGGGTATTGCGAATAAGCTTGTTAACGGACAATACTTTATTGATGATGCGTCTCCATTTGTAGTATACAAAGACATAGTCCCATCTAACCGCATTGTTGTTAAGATGCAGACAAACGTTGGTGAAGTAGACCTTGGTCCTTTTAGTACAACTGCTGGATCATTTCAGGATCCATTCTTTGGCAACCTAAATAAAACAACTCCAGTGAGATGGAAGGTCCAGGTTCTTAAAAGCAACAACTGGGTAGATGCTGTATCTTTTAATTCTGGATCTGCTAGAAGAGATGGCACTCCAATTATTGGATCAGATGGGTATGTAGAGCTATCGTATGGACTAGTTGTTCCAGAAAAGTATCGTGACATATTCGTAAAGGCAGAAGAGTATTTTACAGAAAGCTTTTTACCAGAAAGATCCATTAACGGATATGCCTACCTGATCCGACAGAGCGACTCTGATGTTGGTGTATTCCATATCTGGATTGACTCTGCTGATACATACGAAACCTTTATTCCAGAATATGGCTGGTATCTAGAAGAGTCATCTGTAGATAGGCTAACCAATTTTGTTAATGATCTAACTTCACCATTGACTTATACAGATCCAACATCTAGTCAAACAAAGTATAGAGAGTTTGATGAAGTATCTGGCCTTAGGGTTGTTGTAGATACTATGAATCGTGTAGATGCAATCTTTGACTTAATTGAGCTATCTCCAAGACTTGCTGTAAACCTTTCCGAGAAAACAGAATCTTTGAGCCTTACCAAGGCTGCCTCTGATCTTGGTAACAGCGGAATGCCAGTAGGTCAGCTCTTGGCAGGAGTTGGCTCGCTATCATTGTTTGACTATGACTTGGCTTTTAGCTCTCTTAATCAAAATAGCATAGTTTCAAAGTATCTTTCAAAAAATATTCAGTTTAAATTTTATGAGGTAATTGTAGATGTAGATGGGTACGACTACTACATTCCACTAAAGACGATGTATTCAGAGGGTATTCCAGAGCTAAGCAGTAGCGATAGGTCAGTAGAGCTGACTCTAAGAGACATGTTCTTTTACTTTGAGTCGAAGTCAGCACCACAAATCTTGATACAGAATGCTTCAGTAAGCTATGCCGTTTCTCTATTGCTAGACTCTATTGGGTTTTCAAATTATGTCTTTAAGAGATTGTCAACGGAATCAGAGTCAGTCATTCCATACTTCTTTGTTTCTCCAGACAAAACAATAGCAGAAGTTCTAAATGATATTGCTGTTTCTACCCAGACCGCAATGTTCTTTGATGAGTATAACAATCTAGTTCTTATGAGTAAAGAGTATATGCTGCCACCAGAAACTTCTGAGAGGCCAACAGACATAACTCTTTACGGATCTAATGATTTTGAAACAGACGGTGCAATCAATAACAAGACTACAAATCAAAAGCTAGCTAATATTGTAGAGCTTAGCTCTCAGCAGGATCAGGTGTTTAATGATGGTCGTGTGTCGTATACCACCAGATATATTCAGAGGTCATATGGCTCACTCCGCCAAGCGTCAATGATTGACAAGGACAAGACCTGGATATACAAGCCAGTCCTTTTGTGGGAGGTTGCAGGAACAGAAAACACTAAGTCTGTCAATGATGTTGTTGGCAACCAATCTAACTTTGTTTTAGGTGCTATTCCACTAGAGTCTGAAATTACAAACGTTGTTCCATTTGTTCAAAATGGCATTATACAAAACAATGTCATGAACTTTGGCGAGGGTATTTATTGGATAACTAGGTACAATGGATACTTTTATGCAAATGGAGAGATCATTAGGTTTGATGCTGTAGAGTATGAAATACCAGGCGTTGATCGAAATGTTCTACAAAGAAGTGAAAACGGGCAGATTACTTCGTCTACTGTTTCTGGAAACTCTATTGGAAGAGTATGGATTACTAGCGTAAGAGAATACCAAAAGTATTTTTCAAAGCTTCCTTTTAATGGAAAGATGTATCCAACTGGTAGGGTAAGAATTTATTCTGAGCCAAACTATGTAACTGTTAATGGAATTGAAAAACTTGCAGATGGCCCAGTGGCAAAACATGGACGTGGACAATTTGGAACCCCAGTTGTCTCACATCCTGCAGGACTTTCTAGCTATTGGACACAGAACTCTTCTGTCCGTGGATGCTCCATGAAGTCGTCTCAGCTATTTGGTGCTGAAGAGGATACTGCAATTCAGTTGGGGGCAGCAGGCCAGATTAACTCTGTAGCCATTAACTCCACAAGAACTGGAGTGATCAAAAACTTTTTAACTTACTCACCATCATCAGAGATGGTAACGCAAAATTCAATTGCTCCAGGAACAATACAGTCTTCTGCTTTTGTTTTCACTGGTCCATCTTTTACAACTACTCAAACCCCAATTGACTTTGTCTCTTATGTCTACAAGCCACTAGACAATAGGTATAAGCACTTTGGAACAAGGGCTAGGATTATCGGTAAGATAGAGAATAGCGAGAACAGCGGACAGACTCCAACTGGTGCGTCTCAGTATTACATTGGAAACCCAAACAGCCCTGTACAGCCAGTAACTATTAGCGGTGCCTCTGGTGGTTTGGCTGTGTTGCTAAACCCAGAAACCAATAATGGATACTACTTTGAGATTGCAGCATTAACAGAGAACAACATTGAGTCGTATGATAACGCTGATGCTATCCACAATATTCTTTTTTACAAGGTTGGAAAGTCTACTGATCCTAATGAAACAAAGGCTGTTCCAATTAAGTTGTGGGGTGGTCTTGCTCAAATCCTGGTTGACGATGGTAAGTTTACTGGACAGTATAGGATGGCTAATGAGCAAAACCCAACGGTATATGATTTGGCGGTAGAGTACCAAGACGTAGGAACTTCCAGAAGATTCTTCTTGTACATTAATAATAAGCTTATCGCTACTGTGCTAGACGAGTCTCCTCTTCCAGTTTACAATAACATGGGGCTATTTGTTCGTGGATCCTCTAGGCTAATGTTCGAAAACATCTATGCAATTACAAATAACTATTCGCAAAATACAGTGTATGCCCTGGACACCCCAGTGAATGCAGCATTCTCTGAAGACGAGATTGACATGAACGAATCGTTCCGTAAATATTCTATGAGCGGAATAGTGCAGTCGAGCTATCTGTCTGGCATCAGTCCTGCTGAGCCACCAAGATACAGTATGTATTTTGAAGAATTTGGCACTATCATGAGAGAGGCTGCATACTTTAACATAAGGTATGACAAAGCATTCCCAGCACTGTACGCAAAGCTGTCTCCAACCTTTAACAAGATTAAGGGGTATACGACTTCTGGTTTTATTGCAAGTGCCTATGGTGCTGAGTTTATGGTTTTTAATGCCACAGATACAGCACTTAGCCTAGACGAGACAAGCGGAAACTATTTAAGAATTCAGGGTGTAACATTTACACAAGAGTCTAGACACGAGTATAGCGTAGACGAGTATTTTGATAAGAAGAGCGACTACTCTAATCCACAGATTGTTTCAGGTCAGCTTGTTTCATATCCGACAAAGTCTAAAAAAGACTATCAGGATATAAAGGTAAGTAGGCTAACTCATGGCAGAAAAGAATTCACACTTGATGCACCATACATTCAGTCTCACGATGACGCTGAAAACCTTTTGGGTTGGATGATATCAAAGATAATGAAGCCAAGAAGATCTATTGGTCTTAAGGTTTTTGCTATGCCAACTCTACAGCTTGGAGATATTGTAGAAATTTCTTACAAGGATAGTGATGGAATTAACCAGGCTTCTCTAGATGGAGCAAGGTTTGTGGTTTATCAAATAGAGTATACTAAGACAATTGATGGACCAGAGATGACAGTATTTTTAAGCGAGGTAGTGTAATGGAATCTAAGCCACTTTCCGTAAGCGATAACAGCTACGACTCTAACACTTCAGGCTCTATAAAGGTTGCAACTCCAGACATTATCCTTCTTACAGAAGAGGCCTTGTCGCCAGAGGTAATGACTGACCTAATCTTTGAAGACATCGGCGGTCAAGAGATTATTAGCATCGCTAGGAATGATATTGTCAATGGTCAGAATGTTTTATATCAACCAATTAAAAACATTAGCAGCCTGTTCTATCAGTACAATCCGCAAAACATTCTTGCTTTGCAGAAAACTGATAGAGAGTATTTTAAAAACTTCCCAATCCTACTTCAGTCCCATGTTCCTGAATGTGGTTCTGGGTATGACGTTGTTAGCGGATCAAGTGTGCCAAACTGTAAGCATGTTTATGTAGATCCCATAACAAATAATTTAATTATCAATGTTGTAAATATGCTGCCTGGACAAGAGGTAGAGGTTCAAATAGTTACCACAGGCAACGTTCTTGATGATACAATATACTAGGATATTATGATTACTAACACTGGAAAAGGCATTCTTGCCAAATACTTGATTGGACAAGCTCCATCATATGCGTCTTACATTGCTGTTGGTTGTGGGCCTCAGGCAATCAATAGCGAAGATCCTGGCTTTACTACAGAGCAAAAGGCTGAGTATTCTGCAAAGACTGTACTAGATTTCGAAATGTTTCGTGTTCCAGTAATATCTAGAGGGTATGTCAATGAGGCTGGCTCAGTAAAGCTTATCTTAACAGCAGAGCTGCCAACAGAAGAGAGATACGAGATAACAGAGCTTGGGGTGTTTTCAGCTGGATCAAATCCATCTGCAGGTGCCTTTGACAGCAAAAGCGTTTATTCTTTTACTCAGACAGAGGGCTGGGAATATCACACAAGCACTGGCGTTAAAGAGATTCCCACAGTATATGACCCTCTAGATAATGGAGACAACATTATAACTGGGGAGTATTCTGTTAATGGTCAGTTTGTGGAAACTCCAGTGTTCCATACAAATGCAGACAACAGAACGTTTACAAATACAGCCAGAGTTAGCAGAAATGAGCGTTGCCGATTTTTGAATAACATAGTTATGATGGTTGGTAATGACTCCGTGCTTTCTAAGAATCCTGATGGATCAATTGATGTAGAGTCGGGAAACCACATTCACGTAACCAATGCATCCTTTAACTTTAATAAAAACGCTCCTACCGATGAGCTACGTCTAGCATTTTCGCTTATAAACAAGGGGTCTAGTTCTGAAACAAGTCCAGACAACGTAAAGATTTTAGTAGAGTTTTCTTCATCTGACACGTCCTCCTCTGGAGAGTACGCACAATTCTATATTGATATTGATAATGATTCTTTTAACGGAGACGCAGATCAGTCTGCTGACTTTGACTCTAATAGATACTTCGTTGTTTCAAAGCAGCTCCAGGATCTTTACTATACTCCAGGATTTAACTGGGACCTTGTAACAACTGTAAGGGTGTATGCCTCTGTAGAGTCCAACGGTGCAGCCTCTGATGAGTTCTATGTAGGGCTAGATGCAATTAGGCTAGAAAACCTATCTACTAATAATCCACTTTATGGGCTCACTGCCTATTCTGTTGTGAAGACAGATGGAGCACTGCCAATTGTAAAGCTTGCCAACACTTCAAGCTTTATAGAGTTTAGAATTTCTGTGGGTGTGGAATAGTGGCAACTCCTGGAATCAAAAATGTAATTGTCTTGAAGCAGGATCTTCCTGCGGTAAATTCAGACAATCAGTATACTGTTAGATATCGTATAGTTACAGATGACCGTAACAGGTATTCAGAGTGGTCTCCAATATTTTTGGTTAACGGAAACTCTGTTACACAGCTAGACGCAGATGCATCCGTTAATGGCAGAGTAATATCTATTGTCTGGAGTGATCCAGAGCCAAGAGCAGGCTATGACGTATTCGTAAAGTTTGATAATGGAGAATATTACTACCATGGAAAATCTGTCACCACTAACTATTCTTTGATTAGCCAAGGCACAACCTCATTTAAATTCTTGATCCAGATTGAGAGTATAGAAAAGCAAATTAACGAATCAATACAAATCTATGAATCAGAAGTGATTCCTCTGGTATAATTTTCTTAGGAGAAAAACATGGCAAACATCCCAGTACCAGAGCGTGGTCAACCACTAGACCTTACTTATATCTATCAGCTTGCGAACGCTGTAAACCAGCTGTCCCTTCAGTCTGCATATTCTGCTAACAAGTTTGTTTCAATTGAAACACCAGCAGCAAACGTTGGAAGACAAGACGTTAAGATTACTGACAGCAGAATTGTGGGTGGGTATCAGCAGCTTGCACCTAACAGTAACGTAACTGCAGGATCATCTGTTGATTTTGCATACAACTTTCCAGGTGCTGACTTTAAGTATCCACCAATTGTCACCGCCACTCCAGTAAATATTTCTGGCACAGAGGCAGGTAGTGATGTGTCTGTAATTATTAAGCTTATTACTACTTCACGAGTTGAGGGAGTTGTTAAGTTTGGCACTAGCGGAACCGCTTCTGTTGGAATTAACCTAATCGCTGTAGGTGTGCCTAACTAGGAATTTCTAATGGCCCTAACAGACATGGAATCCTATAATAATTTGCCAGTAATTCCTGGAAGTAAAAAGGTTTGGTTTTTGAACGGAAGCTTGGTTCGAGTTCATCATTTAAATAAGTCTAACGGAATCATGTCTGTTTATAATATTACGAAGGACCAGCTAGAGAGCTGCCTAATATCTGATTTTAAAAAGAGCCGTGAAAGAGCGTATACGGTTGGAGAGACAGCACAGCTGGTAAATCGACACAAAAAGTATCTGCCAAATCTCATGAAGCGTGGAATAATTCCACACCCAACTGGATCTCAAAAGGGTGGAGCCACTGGCTGGCAAGTAAGAAGTTATTATTCAGAGTCGCAAGTTAGAGAGATTCGTGATATACTAGCTTCCTACCATATGGGAAGACCCCGTAAGGATAGGCTAATTACAAATGATATAACACCTTCTCCACAAGAGTTGACACGGAGAATGGGTGATGGTATACTGACTTATACAAGGACCGAAGACGGTCGATTCATTCCAGTATGGTCTGAATCAATTTAAGAGAAAGAAAAACGGGTATGAATAACGAAGACACCAAAGTACGTGTAGCACTAGGCTACACCCTTAATCTGGGTAACTTCCAGTCGCTACGCATTGATCTTGAGGTATCAGACAATAAGCGTGAAGGCGAGAACACTAATGACGCTTTTGAGCGTGTCTATAAGTTTGTTGAAGACAAGCTTGCAGAAAAGGTAAAGGAAGCTTCCGCTGAGGTAGAGGCAAAGTAAATGGCTGAACGCAAAGACCAGATGGCTTTGCTAAGTAAGTTTGAAAAACATTACAAGTTCAAGTACAATGTAAAGCCAAACCTTAATCGCTGGGCAGAAGCCTGGGCAGCAGATGCAATCATAGATTCTTTTGGTCTGCACAAGTGCTACGAGATGCTGGAGTATTACTTTGACGTACACCCAGCACCAACTTGGAAACACTTTGCTAATCAGATTGACAGCTTGATTGAATCAAAGAGTCGTCTTGAGGACGACAGCATCGAAAGATTAGAACGAAGAAAGAAAGCAAGAGAGTGGCTAAGTGGCTAACGTAGAAGACAGAATAATCTCTGCAGTATTAGAGGATAAGCAGCTTCATGTTTTGTTGCAGGCTAACGTTGAGTCTTTGTTAAAAACTCACGGAGACATTTGGCAATTCATTCGCAAGTATGCAGAGCTCAATGGATCTGTTCCACCTACATCTTTGGTTGTAGAAAAGTTTAGAGACTTCTCTCCTGTCGAAGGTATCGGTGCAACAAAGCATCACCTAGAAGAGCTTCAGGCAGAGTATCTTCAGAATAGCTTAAAGGAAATCCTAGTTTCTGCAGCAACTGATGTGCAGAACGGCAAGGGTGTTCAGGTTCTGGAATCTCTTATCACAAAAACATCTGAGCTCAAGAAGAACACGTCTGTTATTCGTGATATCGATGTTACGGATCTAGAGTCTGCAGTGGCATACTATGAGCATGTTCAGAAGCAGCAAGAGCTAGGAACTATTGGTATCAAGACTGGGCTTCCAGGATTTGACAACTACCTTCCTGCTGGCATTATGCCAGGTCAGTTGGGTGTTATGCTTGCTTATCCAGGTATTGGAAAGTCTTGGCTATCTCTATACTTTGCAGTACAGGCATGGAAGTCAGGCAAGTCTCCTATGGTAATCAGCCTTGAGATGAGCGAGACAGAAGTTCGTAACCGTGTCTTTGCAATTATGGGTGAGGGTCTATGGTCACATAGAAAGCTTTCCAACGGTCAGATGAATATTGATGACCTAAAGCGTTGGCACGAAAAGACACTTAAGGGCAAGCCAGAGTTCCACATCATTTCTAATGATACTGGTGGAGATATTACTCCATCTGTATTGCGTGGAAAGATTGACCAGTACAAGCCTGACTTTGTCGTAGTTGACTACTTGCAGCTCATGTCTCCGAATCAAAAGGCAGACAACGAGACGGTACGTATGAAGAACCTATCTCGTGAGCTAAAGCTTATGGCTATTTCAGAGGAAGTCCCAATCATTGCAATCTCCTCAGCGACTCCAGACGATGTTACAAAGCTAGATACTGTTCCTACATTGGGGCAGACAGCTTGGTCACGTCAGATCGCATACGATGCTGACTGGGTCCTTGCTCTAGGTCGTGGAACAAACTCTGACATCATTGAGTGTGTTTTTAGAAAGAATCGTAATGGCTTTATGGGAGACTTCCTGGTTCAGGTTGACTTCGATAAGGGCTGGTATCACTATAAAGACTTTGAAGATAAGTAGTTATAATGTTATATGTTAAATTTGCATCACAAGCCGATCAAAAGGTTTGGCCTAAACGGTAACATTCATGACGACTCTGCACTTATCAGATTAAAGGCAGAGTACATTAGGCTTCTAATGACAGAAATGAGACTGACTGGATATGCACCAAGATTTGACATTAACCCAGACTTTACGATAAGATATAACGAGCAGCAACAATTTTTTGAATTTGAATTAAGTATTTATGGAGTATACGTAGGAAAGAAAAAGAGCGAATGGATATCAGGAATAGACGAAACAAGACCAATCTTTATACCGCAGAACAAATCAGAAGAGTTCTCGAAGGAGCAGGTCTAAGCATACAGTCTGAAGTTGATTCAGACTATATCCTATTCTGTCCATTTCACGGCAACCACAGAACTCCAGCAGGAGAGGTTGACAAGGCTACTGGCGTATTCTTTTGCTTCTCTTGCCAACATGTTTGTGATCTTATTGAGCTTATTATGCATTCCACTGGCAGAACATACTTTGAGTCTGCACGGTACATAAAGAGCAAAGAGCAAGAGTCTTCAATAGTTGACTCTGTTTCAAAGCAGCTAGTCTTTAAGCCAGACTACGTTCAATACGACACGTCAATGCTTAACAGGCTTAATCTTCAGGCATTGCAGTCTGACAGGGCAATGTCTTATTACTCTGGAAGAATGATTAACAAGTCTTCTGTTGAAAAGTTTAAGCTTGGATATTCTGAAAAGCAAGACATGGTAACCATACCAGTACACTCACCTGACGGTATTGAGGTTGGTTTTGTTGGAAGGTCCATTGAGGGCAAAGACTTTAAGAATACTCCAGGACTTCCTAAGAGCAAAGTTTTATTTAATTTACACAGGGTCAAGTCGTCTAACAGTGTCTACATTGTAGAGTCATCTTTTGATGCTATTAGGCTAGATCAGTGTGGTTTCCCAGCGGTAGCAACCTTGGGTGCAAATGTATCCAAGTACCAGACAGACCTACTACAAAAATACTTCAATAACATTATAGTTATTGCAGACAATGATGAAGCAGGCGGTAACATGAAAGACAAGATCCTTGAAAGACTTGGCTCTCGTGCTACTGTTATCAACCTAGATAAACAATATAAAGATATTGGTGACATGGATGACGTTGCGATAAAGTCTTTGGACAAATCGTTTGACAAGTCTATTGCTGCCATGCTAAACTAAAAAACCAAAATATAAATAAAGTATAAGGAGAATATTATGGGAGTTGTAAAAGGGCTAAAGAATATCAATGCACTACTTGATAAGCCAAAGTATGATGAGACCAAGGCCAAGGTTCGTTGGCTAAAGCTTGCTGACGGTCAGTCAGTAAAGATCCGCTTCATTGAGGAGCTAGACGAGGACAGCCCAAGCTACTCTGAGGAGCGTGGACTTGCCCTAGTTGTTAAGGAGCACACCAACCCAAAGGACTACCGTCGCAAGGCTGTAGACACTATGGACACTGAGGGCCGTGACTGGGCAGAAGAGATGCACCGCAAGGACCCTAAGGCTGGTTGGCGAGCACGTATGCGTTTCTACTGCAACGTACTAGTAGACGACGGTCTAGAGGATCCATATGTAGCCATCTGGTCAATGGGTGTTAGCAAGCAGTCTGCATTCAACACTATCCGTGAGTATGCAATTGATACTGGTAGCATCTCAAACCTTACCTGGAAGGTGAAGCGAAACGGTCAGGGTACCGAGACTAGCTACACCCTCATTCCATCAACACCAGACAACGAGCCATTCGCTTGGAAGGACATCCGTCCGTTCCCACTAGAGTCTGCTCTTAGCAAGGTACCGTATGCTGAGCAAGAGGCATACTACCTAGGGTTTGACACTCCGTCAAGCTCTTCGTCTGCAAGCATGGATTGGTAAAATATTAAATGAGCTACATTGGTCTACATGTCCACACCCACTACAGCCTGTTCGATGGCATCGCTACACCTATAGAGTATGTGCAGCGAGCCAAAGAGCTTGGTATGAATGCACTAGCAATTACTGACCATGGCTCTTTGTCAGGTCACCGTGAATTCTACCGTGCTGCTACCGAAGAGGGCATTAGGCCAATTCTTGGCGTAGAAGGATATATTACCGCTGATAGGTTTGACAAGCGAGACAAGGAAGACCGCAAGGGACTCCTAGATCTTGTTTACAATCACATCATCATCCTTGCTAAGAACGACATTGGGCTAGAGAACCTAAACAAGCTTAATGAGATTGCGTGGACCGAAGGTTATTACAAGAAGCCACGTATTGACTATGAGGTGCTAGAGAAGTACTCAGAGGGACTAATCGTCCTTTCTGGGTGCCTCTCTGGTGCCCTAGCCAAGGCTATTGAGGCTGAAGAGCTTGCTGAGGCAAAGCGTATTATTGAATGGCACAAGCGTGTCTTTGGCGATGACTACTATATTGAAGTCATGCCACACAACCCTGCAGAGGTAAACAATCAGCTACTTGAGCTTGCAGATGAGTTTGGGGTAAAGGCTGTGGTAACTCCTGACTGCCACCATGCACACACTGGTCAGAAGGAGATTCAAGAGCTAAAGCTAATCCTTAACACTTACTCTAACAAGGTAGCTAAGGATGCAACCTACGAGAAGTCTCTGCAGTATGACAACCTGATGGACAAGTTAGACTACCTATATGGTGCTGACCGCCAGATGTCATTTAACAAGTTTGAGATTCATCTTCTATCTGATGAAGAGATGCACAACGCCATGGGTAGCCAGGGTATTAGTCGTGAAGACATCTACGAGCACTCTGTAGAGATTGCTAACAAGATTGACACCTATGACATTAAGGATCACCTAGATCTGCTACCTGCACAATATCAGGATCCAGATGGCGAGCTAAAGTCTTTGGCACTAGAGGGGCTAGCTGAGCGTGGCCTAGAAGGTAAGCAAGATTACCTAGACAGGCTTGACGAAGAGCTTAAGGTTATTAGTGACAAGAACTTTGGACCTTACTTCCTAGTTGTGCGTAACATGATTTCTTGGGCAAAGAAGGAAGGAATCATGGTTGGTCCTGGACGTGGATCAGCAGCAGGCTCCTTGCTATGCTATGCCCTTGGCATTACAGACATTGATCCAATTGTTCATGGGCTTTTGTTCTTCCGATTTATTAATCCAGAGCGTAACGACTTCCCAGATATTGATACAGATATCCAAGACTCACGTCGTGAAGAAGTCAAGGATTATCTAGTTAGACAGTACCGCCATGTTGCATCTATTGCCACGTTCTTGCAGTTTAAGGACAAGGGTGTGGTGCGAGACATTGCTCGTGTTCTTAACATCCCTCTATCTGACGTTAACAAGGTTATGAAGGTTGTAGATACTTGGGACGACTACTGCACATCTAAGCAGGCTGCTTGGTTCCGTGAGAAGTATCCAGAGATTGAGAGCTATGGAGACCAGCTACGTGGCCGTATTCGTGGCACTGGTATTCACGCAGCAGGAGTTGTCACTTCTAAGTCTCCTATCTTTAAGTATGCACCTATGGAAACCAGAACTTCGCCAGGTAGCGGAGAGCGTATTCCAGTAGTAGCTGTAGACATGGAAGAGGCAGAGCGTATTGGTCTAATTAAGATTGATGCCCTAGGTCTAAAGACACTATCAGTTCTAAGAGACACTCTTGACATAATTAAGGATCGTTCTGGAAGAGAGATTAATCTTCTTGAGCTAGACATGGAAGACCCTAAGGTTTATGAAATGCTTTCTTCTGGATACACCAAGGGTGTGTTCCAGTGTGAAGCAACTCCATACACTAACTTGCTAGTCAAGATGGGTGTAAAGAACTTTGCAGAGCTTGCAGCATCTAACGCTCTCGTACGTCCAGGTGCAATGAATACTATTGGTAAGGACTACATCCTTCGTAAGCATGGTAAGCAAAACCTAGATTACAAGCACCAGAAGATGAAGTCGTTTACGCAAGAAACCTATGGCTGTATTCTATACCAGGAACAGGTCATGCAGGCTTGTACAGAACTTGGCGGTATGACAATGGCTGAGGCTGACAAGGTTCGTAAGATCATTGGTAAGAAGAAGGATGCCAAAGAGTTTGACCAGTTTAAGGAGAAGTTCGTAAAGGGTGCATCCCAATACCTATCTCCAAACGTTGCAGAAGAGCTTTGGACAGACTTTGAAGCACACGCTGGATACTCTTTCAACAAGTCTCACGCTGTGGCTTACTCAACGCTTTCCTACTGGACTGCATGGTTGAAGAAGTACTATCCAATTGAGTTTATTTACTCTATTCTAAAGAATGAGAAGGATAAGGATGCTCGTACAGAGTATCTAATTGAGGCTAAGCGTATGGGCATCTCCATTCGTCTACCACACATCAACGAGTCAGACATTGACTTTAAGATTGAGGGTAAGGGAATCAGGTTTGGCCTATCTGCAATCAAGTATATCTCTGACAACATTGCTCAGAAATACATTGCTCGCAGACCATTCGCATCCTACAAGGATCTAGAGACCTTTACTTTTGGTAAGGGTAATGGAGTTAACTCTCGTGCCCTGCAGGCTCTAAGACTAGTTGGTGCAGCTACGTTTGAGGATAATCCTCGTAACGAAGACGAGGTGCGTGAAAACTTGTATGAGTTCCTCAACTTGCCAGAGTTCAACATAGACATTCCTTCACACTACTATGCGTTTATTAATGACGTAGAGGAGTTTGAAGAGAAGGGGTCGTTCATTCTAATGGGCATGGTTAAGAATATTAAGCGTGGCAAGGGATGGTCTCGTGTTGAGATTCTCGACAAGACTGGAAGCGTTGGCATCTTTGATGAAGAGGCTACCAAGATCGAGCCAGGGCACACCTACCTTTTGCTTGCTAGCGATAACAGAATTGTTACTGCTATTCCTGCTGACGAGCTAAAGGGCAACACATCTGCACTTGTAAAGTTCTTGAACTACAAGCAGCTTCCCTACAAGGAAGATGAGATGTATGTGATGGCCTTTAAGCCAAGAATTACAAAGGCTGGAAAAAAGATGGCATCATTGACACTGGTTGATGCTGCTAGAGATCTTCATTCAGTAACAGTGTTTCCAACTGCCTTCCCAAAGGCATATATGAAGATTCAAGAAGGAAATGCTTACAAGTTTGCATTGGGTAAAACGAAAGATGAAACTATCATTATGGAGGATATAATTGACAACGATTGAGGAAGCTCTAGCACAGCTAGACCCTAAGATAAGAAAGCGTCTAGGGCCTGCTGTAGGCATTAAGACAGAATTACAGCCCACACCTAGCCCAGGCCTTAATCGTGCCTTAGGTGGCGGTTTCCCGTACGGTAGACAGGTATTGCTGTGGGGAAGCAAGTCTAGTGCAAAGTCTTCTTTGTGCTTGCAGATGATTGGCATGGCACAGAAGGAAGGCAAGCTTTGTGCCTGGGTAGATGCAGAGATGTCTTACGATGAAGAGTGGGCAAAGAAGCTAGGTGTGGATACCTCCCAGCTTATTTACTCTGAGGCACGAAGCATTAACGACATGGTTGATGTTGGAGTTGCACTGCTAACTGCTGGGGTAGACATTATTGTCATTGACAGTATTAGCTCTCTTCTTCCAGCTGTATACTTTGAGAAAGACTCAGATGAGCTAAAGTCATTAGATCAGACCAAGCAGATTGGTGCAGAGTCAAAGGATCTAAAGCATGCATGGCTAATGCTTAACTATGCAAACAACCGTGAGAAGCCTGCACTGATTATTGCAATCTCTCAGGCACGCAATAATATCCAGCAGACATATACTCAGGCTGCACCTACTGGTGGACTAACCACACAGTTTATGTCTTCTACCATTGTTAAGCTATTCTCATCAAGCTCTGACTCTCAGGCCATCAAGTCTAAGATCCAGGTTGGCGATAAGCTGATTGAGCAAAAGGTAGGTCGCAAGGTGCGTTGGGAAGTCTTAAACTCAAAGACATCAGCTCCTGGAGACAGTGCAGAGTATGACTTCTATTACAGAGGTGATTACATTGGCATTGATTCTGTTGGAGACCTTGTAGATACTGCTGAGACTCTAGGCTTTGTCAATAGAACAGGTGCTTGGTACTTGTTGCCAGATGGCTCAAAGGTCCAGGGTAGAGACGCATTCGTAACAAAGGTAAAAGAAGACAAAGAGCTATACGACTCACTATACGAAAAGGTTCACAGTGTCTAAGTATACAGTCTATAATGGTAAGTTTCCTTGCCACACATGTAAGGAAATGGTTAACAGTCTTCGTATGTATGTAGAAACCAAAGAGGTCACATGGATGTGCTCTAAAAAGCATATTTCTAGTGTTCTTCTAGTTTCTAAAAAGAATAAGAAAGATTATGAGCGAGAGATCAGAGAGTAAGCGTATTGGTGCTAAGCAGCACAAGAATTCTGGTCGAAACACAAAGAAGGGTGATGCCTCTTGGGAGAACTTTGTAATTGATTTTAAAGAGTATCCCAAGGGCATGACTGTCAACAAAGATGTCTGGGCTAAAGCTGTTACGGATGCCATGCGTTCAAACGCTGACCCAGCAATTGTTTTGGTATTGGGTGAGGGTAACCAGAAGGTTAGGTTAGCTATCATAGAGTTTTCAATATTAGAGCAATTGATTGATGGTGTATAATTATCTTTATGATCTCATATGAAGAATACAAGGCATCTCAGCCTTTTGTGTCAAACCAGGATTTTCCAGTTGTTATAGTAAAGGATATCTTCTCTAAGGAGCAGATAGACGCTATTTACAGCATTATTGACAATACCCCAGAAGAGCAAACTAGGCTTCAGCCTTGGGCTAGTCACAAGGTCTGGGACGTTTCTCTTGGAAAAGATATTGAAGATAGGATTAATCAGGTAGTTAAGGATAGCCTAGGGGATCATCTAGAGCTTAGGATGGACTACTCTTTTGCTAGATACTCTCCAAAGTTTGGATATAAGGCAAAGCTGTTTCCCCACTATGATACCAGGCCTCACCAGAGAGTAACCTTTGACATACAGCTAAAGGCCTCTGAGCCATGGGGCTTGGTTGTAGAAGATATTGACTACAGCATTGCAGATAACGAAGCTCTTGTTTTTGCAGGTACTCAGCAAATTCACTGGAGAGAAAACAAGCAGATTGCAGATGATGCAGAAATCGACATGATCTTTTGCCACCTAGAATATGTAAACGATCTTCCTTTAGATGAGGGCCAGGATCTAATTCTTAGAGACAGGGCAAACTTTTTAATTAACAAAACTGGCATAACCAACATGGAGGAAAAGAATGAAGTCTGATGAAAAGAATTTGATTATAGATAATGTTCTTACAGATTCTGAGATTGAGGCAATATACAATTCCTTGGCTGGATCATATAGGAAATATGTCATGGGGCTTTATGTTCAGCAGATTTCAGACTTTAGGATGCCAGATGATATTCAGAATAAAATTATTAAGCATGTAGAAGAAATTACTGGGCTTACTGGCTTTGAGCTAGAGTATCAGTTCTCTAGGTACGAGCTTTTAGAAGATGACAACTCAAAGAAGCCAAACCTTACCCCACACTATGATGGATTTCCAGAGCCAAGGTTCACCTTTGACTATCAAATTAGATCTAGCATTGACTGGCCACTATATGTTGAGGGCAAGGAGTTTGTTCTTAAAGACAACCAAGCCTTAACGTTTAGCGGAACTCATCAGGTTCACTGGAGGGCACATCATGACTTCCAGCCAGGAGACTTCGTAGAGATGATATTCTGCCACCTATACCTAAAGGATCCAAGCATCAAAAATCCTGAAGAGCACTTTATGCAAATGAATGAAAAGGTTAAGAAGTTTATTGCGATTGGAGCATCTAATGCCTAGGCCACCACTACACAAGTATCTTACAGACTTTGATAAGTACAATGGCGATTTGCCAGTTTACCTAACTAACCCATTATCTGAAGAAGATGTTGCTCAGCTAAGATCAATCATAGACTTGCACAAAAACAGAGGGGTATCTTCTGAAGTAGTCACAGTTGGCAGCAATGAAGAGTCAAAGATTACAAGTAGGTTTGATCCCAGAATTATGGTAAACCTATCCAGAATGGTGATAGAGTTTGACTTTCCAAAGTCCGTAGAGGAAAAGATTGATGGCTTTATTAAGCCTATGTACAAGGAAGATATTCGACTGTCACACTTTAGCTACTTAGACTATTCCCCTAAGTATGGAAATGGAGTCTTTCTGCCTTCGCTACCACCACACATAGATGCAGCAGAAACACTGCTAACTTTTAATTATCAGCTTGATGCAAATATTGATTGGGACATTTATGTTTCTGGCAAGCCATACTCTTTGAAGAATGGAGATGCTCTAGTGTTTAGTGCAGTAAACCAGGTTCACTGGAGACCAAAGCGAAAGTGGGAGCCAGGAGACTTCGTAGAGATTTTGACAATCAACTATTCGCCAGTCGACAACTGGAGGTTTACTGGAGAGGATGATCCAATTGATCCGAACAAGTATCCAGAGGATCACCTAGCATACCTAAAGTCTTTAGAGTCATACCCAGAGTTTACTAATTCGTGGGACCAATATAATAAAATGGGTCTTGATATTGGTATTGCTGAAAACGTCCACGGTGTGCTAAAATAGTATCACTATGGAAAATAATACAAGTGCTTCAACAATTGATATGATTAACGGTCTATCTGAAATCGCTGATTTCATGGACGATAAAGAACTAACCGATGCATTAACTTTTATTGCAAAGATTATTCTTAAGCCAGATATTCCAATGAGCGTAGCTACAATAGAGATTGTTAGGTTACAAGCAATTGCTGCCAAGATGGCATTTCGTGCAACATGGTTAACTAACGTAGATAAGGGAGATAGAGCGAAAAAGAATATTTATTATACAGCTGCAGAGTCGATTAACAATCTAGTCGCAGCTCTTAAGTATATTATTCGCTAAGTGGTATTATGGCTAAAAACTTTTTACAACAGGTAATGCTAAAAAAGCTAGAGGCAAAGCAAGACTCATTTCTTGACACGCAAGAGCTGATCGACAAGATTCAGTATGGTTATATCGCTAAGCGTGAAACCAAGTTTGCTCAAAAGAAGTCTTTTGCTCCAAGCACTATTGCATACTCCCACGGAGAATGTCCACGATACTGGTACCTAGCATTTGAGGGTGCCATGTTTGAGGACAATGCAGATGCTTACGGTGGTGCAAACATGACCAACGGAACTAAGTCACACGAGCGTATTCAGCAGGCTATGGCAGATGCAGGAATTCTAGTAGACTCAGAGTTCAAGGTAGTGTCTAACGATCCTCCAATCTTTGGTTTTGGTGACGTTATTCTAGACTGGGCAGGCGAAGAGCTTCTTGGAGAAATCAAGACCATGCCAAGCGAAGGTTTCGAGTATCGTAAGGCAAGCGGTAAGGCAAAGCTAGGACACCTAGTTCAGCTGCTTATTTATATGAAGATTCTAAACAAGACGAAAGCTGTCTTGATTTATGAAAACAAAAACAATCATGATCTTCTGATAATTCCAGTTCAGATCAATGATTATTACATCAGGTGGGTAAACCAGACGTTTGAGTGGATGAGGACAGTTCGTAAGGCATGGGTTGACAAGCAACTGCCTGAGAAGAACTACCGATCTAATTCAAAGATTTGCAAGACATGTCCTCTAAAGGCAACTTGCGATGAGGCTGGCAAGGGACTAATTAAAATCAAGTCCCTGGAGCCCATAGATGAAAATCAAGCACTGTCAATGGTGTGATAATCAATTTGAAACATCAATATCTTATCAAATTTACTGCTCTCCTAATTGCAGGGAAGCAGCAACTAAAGAGAAGATAGCACAGAGGTACGCACAAACTCGCAGAAGCCGTAGACTTAACAAGGTCAGGAAATGCAAGTCATGTGACGTACCTCTTTCTGCGTACAATGATGATGACTTATGTTCTGAGTGTTCTGTAAACCCTGTTGACGTTAAGAGGGCACTTAAAGAGATTAAAGGATTTGCCAATGGTAAATCTGAGTAAGTTTGTTAATCTCCCAGAAACATTTATATCTATCGACGCAAGCACAAATAATATAGCCTATGCTGTTTTTAAAAACAAAGAGTTGCTTGCTTACGACAAGATACATTTTTCTGGCACTAACGTGTTTCAAAAAATTGGTAGTGCAGTTATAGAAGTTCACAAGGTATTCAAAGAGCTAGGAGTTCAGGCCCTGGTAATTGAGAGAGCTATATTTATAAATAGCCCAAAGACAATGTCTGAGTTATCTATGGTACAGGGTGCTATTCTTGCAGGTGCTGCACTCGCAGGGGTAAAGATATTCAAGGGTACAAATCCAATAGCATGGCAAACGTTTATTGGTAATGGCAAAACAACAAAGGATGCAAAGCTTTTGATGAGATCTAATAATCCAGGAAAGTCAGAGTCCTGGTACAAGTCTCACGAAAGAGAACAAAGAAAGCAGAAAACGATTTCTTTTGTTAATATGAATTATGATATTAACATTGATGATAATGACATTGCAGACGCAATTGGCATTGGTCACTATTCAATAAAAAATTGGGACAAGCTAGGAGATTGACAATTATGGCACCTTCAAATAAACTATATACGAATGAGATGTGGCTCAAGAAAAGATACCACATTGATAAGAAGACTCCTGATCAGATTGCAAAAGAGTGTGGGACAAGCGTAGAAACTATCTATGTTTATCTAGCTAAGTTTGGCTTAAGAAGATCAAGGCGTTAATTTAGCTTTACTGCTAGGCCAGTTAGTGGTATAATTAATAGATAAAGTTTATAGGAGAAGTCGTGGCACGCAAACCAAAATATGAAATGCCAGCAATTGCAAAAAAGTTTCACAGAGAAGATTCCCTACTTCTTGACGGATTTCAGATTAGCCATGGAGACTTCTTTAAGGTTCGTGGTGAGCACGGGGGCAAGTTTAAGTTCCACTCTTTTGTTACCAATACAGAGACTGGGGCACAGTGGGTAGACTGCTTTGAAGTTATCTCTGGAATGACATCTATATTTAGATCGTTTAAGACAGACAGAATAAAGCGAATCCCTAACAGAGGCAGAAGGGCCAAGAGAGTTGTCAATTGAGGACATGACCGTTGAACACCTTGATCAGGTCAACAAGGTTGTAGAAAAGTATTTGGCTGGACAAGAGCCAACCCAGATCTCTAAAGAGCTTGCCATGCCAAGGCAAAAGGTTGTTACATACCTTAACGAGTGGCGAGCCATGGCATCTGATAATGCTGCAATCCGTGCACGTGCTAAAGAGGCATTGGTTGGAGCTGACGCACATTATAACAAGCTTATACAAAAGGCCTACGAGGTTATTGATGATGCTACCACAACAGCAAACCTAACTGCAAAGACATCAGCCATTAAGCTAGTTCTAGATATCGAAGCAAAGCGTATTGATATGCTGCAAAAGGCAGGTCTTCTAGAAAACAAGGAGCTGGCAGAAGAGATGCTAGAGATTGAGCGTAAGCAAGAGGTCCTTGTTGGAATTCTAAAGGACGTAGCCGCTGAGTATCCAGAGATTCGTGATGAGATCATGAGAAGGCTATCTGCTGTATCTAGAAACCAGGAAGTAGTTACGGTAGTTCACAGAGATGTTTGATGATTTCTTAGAAGCACTAAAGTCTGACAACTTTGAAGAAAGGCCCGTTGATGCCAAGACCTTCGTTGAGGGTGAGGACTATCTTAATCAGCCACCGCTATCTCAGGTTCAGTATGACATTGTAGAGGCAATGAGTCAGATTTACAAGCTAGAAGACGTTATAGAGCTTCTGGGTGATACCGAAGGGAGAAGGTATTATAAAAAGTATACTAAGAACGAAGTCATCCTTCAGCTGGGCAAGGGATCTGGTAAAGACTTTACGTCTACAGTTGCGTGTGCGTATATTGTATATAAGCTACTCTGTCTTAAAGATCCAGCACGGTATTTTGGTAAACCTGCTGGCGATGCCATTGATATCATTAACGTTGCGATTAACGCTCAGCAAGCGAAAAATGTATTCTTTAAAGGCTTTAAGAACAAGATTGAGAGGTCGCCTTGGTTTGCTGGAAAGTATAATCCAAAAGCCGAATCTATTGAGTTTGACAAGTCTATCACTGTTTATTCGGGACACTCCGAAAGAGAGTCACACGAGGGTCTTAACCTTATTCTTGCGGTACTTGACGAGATCTCTGGATTCGCTACAGAGGTTGGAACTGGAAATGATCAGGGTAAGACAGCAGACAATATCTATAAAGCCTTCCGTGCTTCCGTTGATTCACGATTCCCAGACCTAGGTAAGGTAGCATTGCTATCGTTTCCAAGATTCCCTGGAGACTTTATTTCTACTAGGTATGAGGCGGTAATCGCTGAAAAAGAAGTTGTTACAAAGACTCACAGGTTTGTTATGAATCCAGACCTTCCAGAAGATCAAGAAGGAAACTACCTTGATATTGAATGGGATGAAGATACAATCGTTAGTTACAAGTATCCAGGTATGTTTGCTGTTAAGCGTCCTACGTGGGTAGTTAACCCTACGAGAAAGATTGATGATTTCAAGCTGGCATTCTTTACAGACATGGGAGATGCAATGCAGCGTTTTGCATGTGTTCCCACCTTCTCATCTGACAGATTCTTTAAGCAGACAGAGAAGGTTAAGGCAGCCATGACAATTAGAAATCCCTTGGATGCAATTAGAAGGTTTGATGAAAGCTTTAAGCCAGATCCAAACAAAAAGTATTACGTTCACGCTGACCTTGCACAGAAGCATGACAAATGTGCTGTAGCTATTGCTCACGTAGACAAGTGGGTAAACATTCAGGTAATCAAGGATTATCAGCAGATTGCACCAGTGGTAGTAGTAGATGCAGTAGCTTGGTGGGAGCCAAGGACTGAAGGCCCAGTTAACCTTTCAGAAGTCAAGCAGTGGATTCAGAACCTTCGCAGGCTTGGCTTTGATATTGGCATGGTGTCCTTTGACCGCTGGCAGTCGTTCGACATTCAGAATGAGCTTAAGCAAGTTGGCATGAGAACTGAGACGGTATCTGTTGCAAAGAAGCACTATGAAGATATGGCCATGTTGATCTATGAAGAGCGACTAGCCATGCCCATGATTGATCTATTATTCGAAGAACTTTCAGAGTTGAAAATTATGAATAATAATAAAGTTGACCACCCACGCAAAAAGTCCAAGGACTTGGCAGACGCTGTGTGTGGGGCAATCTTTGGTGCTATATCTCACACGCCTAGGGACCTTAACCTTGAGGTTGAGATCCATACGTTTAAGGATAGGCCAAAAGATGAGGTTGACAGCCAAGGCTCTGGTGTGGTAAACTATAAGCCTATGCCAAAAGACGTTCAAGAATACTTGGCTAGATTCGATCTAATCTAGATTAACTTAAGGAGAAAACAATGAAGCTCAAAAAGCTTTCTATTGCCGTAATCACGGCACTTTCAGTTGGACTTGTAGGTATTAATGCAGCAAATGCAAATACCCAGACCCTAACTGTTTCGGGCACATCAGCTACTGGAGGAACCACCTCTGCAACTGCTATTGCCTTGCCAGTACCAGCAGACTCTGTGTCTGCATCTAATGCACTAAGCATTTCCGTATCTGGAACCGCTGGAGCTACTGTATCAGCAGCAGCCACCAACGCATTCCTGCTAACCACTTTGGCTGGTGCTACTGCAGCATCTGGTTCTGCCACCGCCACTGTTAACATTAGCACAAGCGGAACTGTTGAGCTTTTTGTGTTTACTAAGACGACAGCAGTTGGATCTGTAACACTAAGCGTAGGAAACACTACCACGACCTATTTTGTAAAGGGAACTGCTGGTGCAGTTGCTAAGGTTGGTCTTGTGGCTCCAGCTACTGGAGTGGCAGGCTCAACTCAGTCTGTAGTTGTTTCTGCAACTGATAAGTACGACAATGCCAAGGGCAGTGGCTCTGTAAACTTGGTAATCAATACCAATGGAGTGGTAACAACTACAACCGTTACAACTGAGACTGGTGGAACTGTAAGTCACGTAGTTACCTTGCCAGCTTCTGGTTCTGTAACTGTTACTGCTTTTGCAGCTAGCTCTTCTGCAGTAGCAACTATTGCTGTTACACAGCCACGTAACCTAGAGGCAGAGCTTGCTAAGGCAATTGCTGACCTAGCTGCTGAGAAGGCTGCTCATGATGCAACCAAGGCCCAGGTTCTAACTGTAACCGCACAGCTAGTAGCTCTACAGGCTAAGCTAGACTCTGCTGCTGCACTGTCTGCCAAGGAGACCAGAAAGCTAAAGTGGCAGTATAACACTTTGGTAAAGAAGTACAACGTAGGTAAGCCTAAGGCTCAGAAGCTTGCGTTCATCAAGTAATTGATATAAAATGATGGAGGGGAAGGGGCGAAAAATCTCTTCCCCTTTATCGTCACCAGATAAAAAAGAGGGGGTAAAATAGATGTCCACAGATATTGTCTATTTCTCAAATCACTCTGGTAACACCAAGAAGTTTGTAGAAAAATTAGGAATGCCTGCAAGGAGGATACCCATAGATGGTAGCCCCATAGAGGTATCTAGACCGTACGTTTTATTTGTACCAACTTATGGCGGAGGAGCTGACGGTCATGCAATTCCAAGGCAAGTCAGAAAGTTTTTAAATGTTGCTAACAACAGGGATCTCCTACAGGGGGTTGTTGGGTTTGGCAACACAAATTTTGGAGAGCACTTCTGCAAGGCAGCAGATATGATCTCTAAAAAAACAGGTGTGCCCATTGTTGCCAGGGTAGAAATATTTGGCACAGACTATGATATTGAAAAGGTAAAAGAGAGGTTGGAAATACTGTATGGATAACTACAGCTACCATGAGCTAAACGCTATGCTCAATCTATATGATGAAAATGGCAAGATTCAATTCGACAAGGACAAGGCAGCAGCGAGAGCATACTTCCTTGACCACGTTAATCAAAATACAGTGTTCTTCCACAGCCTAGAAGAAAAGCTAGAGTATCTAGTTGAGAACGAGTACTACGATGCTGACTTGCTAGACCAGTATAGCTTTGAGTTTGTCAAAGAACTATTTAAGCACACTTATGCTTATAAGTTTAGGTTCCCAACCTTTGTTGGTGCCTACAAGTTCTATACTAGCTACGCTCTAAAGACATTTGATGGTGAGCGATACCTGGAACGCTTTGAAGACCGTGTTGTTATGAATGGTCTGATGTTGGGTCGTGGCAATGAGCAGCACGCTAAGGATGTCGTAGACGAGATCATCTCTGGTCGCTTCCAGCCAGCCACCCCAACCTTCTTAAATGCTGGTAAGAAACAGCGTGGCGAGTTTGTGTCTTGCTTCCTGTTGCGTGTTGAGGATAATATGGAGTCCATTGCTCGTGCAGTTACTTCATCCCTTCAGCTATCAAAGCGTGGTGGCGGTGTAGGTCTAAACCTAACCAACGTGCGTGAGCAGGGTGCACCAATCAAAAAGATTGCAAACCAGTCTTCTGGAATTATTCCTGTAATGAAGATGCTAGAGGATGCATTCTCCTACGCCAACCAGCTTGGTGCTCGTCAGGGTGCAGGTGCGGTTTACCTAAACGCCCACCACCCAGACATCATGCGATTCCTCGACACCAAGCGAGAGAACGCTGACGAGAAGATTCGTATCAAGACTCTTAGCCTTGGCGTTGTGATTCCAGACGTAACTCTGGAGTTGGCTAAGGCTGGAGATGACATGTACCTCTTCTCTCCATACGATGTTGAACGGGTGTATGGAGTGCCAATGTCAGACATTTCTATTACTGAAAAGTATAAGGAGATGGTTGACGACCCACGCATTCGCAAGTCCAAGATCAAGGCACGTGAGCTATTCGAAAGAATTGCAGAGCTGCAGTTTGAGTCAGGGTATCCATACATCGTATACGAAGACACTGTAAACAACGCAAACCCAATTGACGGTCGCATCAACATGTCAAACCTCTGCTCTGAGATCCTGCAGGTAAATACACCAACAACATATAATAACGACATGTCGTACAAGGACATTGGCAAGGACATCTCGTGTAACCTAGGATCATTAAACATTGCTAAGGCCATGGAGTCTCCAGACTTTGGCAAGACAGTTGAGGTTGCTATCAGGTCACTGTCAGCAGTATCTGAGCTATCTTACATTGACTCTGTAATGTCAGTTGCTGAGGGCAACAGGAAGTCTCGTGCCATCGGTCTTGGACAGATGAACCTGCATGGTTACTTTGGAAAAGAGCGTATGCACTATGGAGATGAGGAGTCCATTGACTTCACCAACATCTACTTCTACACCGTTCTCTACTATGCTCTTCGTGCATCAAACAAGCTTGCGGTTGAGACTGGGCTAAGGTTTGATGGTTTTGAGAAGTCTAAGTATGCTACTGGAGAGTTCTTTGACAAGTACATTAATGGAGAGTGGACACCAAAGACCGACAAGGTTTCTAAGATATTTGAAGATGCTGGAATTAAGATTCCTACTCCAGCAGATTGGGAATATCTTGCAGGTAACGTAAGAGACTTTGGTCTTTACAACCAGAACCTCCAGGCTGTACCACCAACTGGCTCAATTAGCTACATTAACAATAGCACTAGCTCTATTCACCCTATTGCTTCTCAGATTGAGATTCGTAAGGAGGGAAAGCTTGGTCGTGTCTACTACCCAGCACCTTACCTGACAAATGACAATCGTGAGTACTTCCAGGATGCCTACGAGATTGGACCAGAGAAGGTAATCGATGTCTACGCAGCTGCAACTCAGCACATTGACCAGGGCCTATCACTGACCCTGTTCTTCAAGGATACAGCTACGACTCGTGACGTTAACAAGGCACAGATCTATGCTTGGAAGAAGGGTATCAAAACAATTTACTACATTCGTATTAGACAGAATGCACTAGAAGGAACAGAGATGGAGGGATGCGTATCATGTCAGCTATAACAAGGCCAGTCAACTGGAATAAGGTTGAGGACCCAATTGATCTAGAAGTATGGAACAGGCTAACTGCAAACTTCTGGTTGCCTGAGAAGGTGCCAATCTCAAATGACCTGCAGTCTTGGTCTACATTGCGTGACCACGAGAAGCTACTAACCGTTAGAGCTTTCACAGGCTTGACCATGCTTGATACCATCCAGGGTACTGTGGGATCCATGAGTATCCTACCAGATGCACGTACACAGCACGAAGAGGCAGTTATTACAAACATTGCCTTTATGGAGTCAGTACATGCTAAGTCATACTCAAGCGTATTCTCTACTCTAATTTCTACACAGGAGATTGAGGAGGCATTCCGCTGGTCAGAAGACAATCCTTACTTGCAGAAGAAGGCACAGATTATTCTTGACAGGTATAAGGGTGATGACCCACTAAAGCGTAAGATTGCTTCTACATTGCTAGAGTCTTTCCTATTCTACAGTGGCTTCTACCTACCTATGTACTGGTCTTCCCGTGCAAAGCTCACCAACACCGCTGATTTAATTAGACTTATTATTAGAGACGAAGCGGTACACGGTTACTACATCGGTTACAAGTTCCAGCAAGCATATAATGAGCTTGATTGGAATGAGCAGAACGAGATTAGGGACTTTGCATACAGCTTGCTTATGGAGCTATATGAAAACGAGATCAAGTACACTGCTGATTTGTATGATGGGATTGGCCTAACAGAGGACGTAAAGAAGTTCTTGCACTACAATGCAAACAAGGCCTTGATGAACCTAGGTTTTGATGCCTTGTTCCCTAAGGAGGTTTGTGATGTAAATCCAGCCATCCTGTCTGCACTGTCACCAAACTCAGATGAGAACCACGACTTCTTCTCAGGTTCTGGATCTAGCTACGTGATTGCAAAGCATGAAGCAACTGAAGACGAGGACTGGGACTTCTAAAGTCTAGTCATTTGATTAGGGGCATGGCTTAGGCTGTGCCCCTTTTCTATTGATATAAGCCAGTATAATAGTATCAGAATACATTCCAGCTACCCCAACAGGAGTGATGCAAAATTAATAATAAAGTAGGTAGAGCTGCAGCTGCTCTAATTTTAGCGTTCCTACCAGTATTTGGCATATCCGATATGGCAAAGGCTGACTGTGTAAATCCAGGTCAAGAGGCTGCAATCGCTGCTGCACAGCAAGCTGAGACCACCAGCCCAACAGTTGTAGAAATTAATACTTGTGGTGGAGACGACACATCTTACCAGATTCCTTTGGCGGTAGAAGTAACCTTTGACGGTCAGACATACTCTACCATTTATGTAACCACTAACTCTGTCATTACATTTGGAAGGCCAGATGGAACATATTGGACCTATCCATCCACACCATCTATATCGCTTTACTCTATGGACTGGGTGGTTTATCCACAATGGAGAGACGATGAGCACTTGATAATCAGGTCTTCAGATGGCGGTTTTCAGGTAGATATTTCAACTAGGCCTATTTGGCAACAAAATGCTGAAGAGCCTACAAACATTGTAATCACTGCCGCAATTCTTTCTGACGGCACAGTAGCCATGGCTTATAGCGTAGATGGTCCAACCTATGATGGTCAAACAAGAACTGGCGTTAGATTAAATGATGGGTCAATAGTAGACTTTGAGACTTATGGCATTAACCAGGTAACAGAGTCTCCATCTCTATCACCTGTAGCAACCACAGAATCTCCATTTGTTCCAGAACCTACGGAGTCACCTACGGTATCACCAGAGACAACTGAATCTCCCACCGCTTCTCCAGAACCCACAGAGTCTCCTACTATATCTCCAGAGCCTACTGAGTCTCCCACCATATCTCCAGAGCCTAGTGAATCTCCAACGGTATCTCCAGAGCCTACTGAGTCTCCAGTAATAGATCCTAATAGAATAGTTCTTATTGTTAATGAAGGAGATACCTTAAGCTACGTGGCACCAGAGGGATACATCATTAGCGATATTGAGTCAGCATCTTATGGTGCAGACAATGGTTGTCACGCCGTTGACTCTTTAATTATTGTAGAAGCAGCAGCTACAACTAACTCACTAATTATTTCAGCAGACAATGGGGTATTTGGAGATCCTTGTGGTGGAACATATAAGAGGTTGAGCGTTGTTTTAAATATTGAGCAAGTTGGAGAATCAGAAACTAGTTCTTCCTCTTCAACAGTAAGTGAGTCAGCCCAAACAGAGTCCCCAACGCAGTCACCCCAACCAGAGCCATCTCAATCGGCAGAGCCAACCCAAGAGCCAACACAATCAGCCAGCCCGACACCATTGCCCACAGAAAGCCCAACACCTACCCCAACACCAGAGCCACAACCAAGCCCAGAACCGACACAGCCCCCAGTAGTAGAGCCCAGTCCCATACCCTCTCCAGAACCTGAGCCAACACCCGTACCCGTAGAGCCAATACCGACTCCGAGTCCTGAGCCAGAGCCTTCTCCGACCACCACTCCAGAGCCCACACCAACGCTCCCCCCAACACCAGAGCCAACAGATACGCCTCAGCCATCCCCTACTCCTTCTCCAAGCACGAAGCCTGAGCCAACACCAACACCCACGATGACACCAACGCCATCCCCAGTGACCACACCAACACCGATACCAACGCCATCTGAAACTCCAAAGCCTGCTCCTATTCCTGAACCAATTGTACCAGAAAAGCCAGTGGTAGTAGAAATCAAGGAGCCAATTACTTCAGAAAATATTGCAGCAGTTGTAGAGGAATTGGCAACGGTAGTTCCACAGCTACTTACTGAAGAACAGCAAACACTAATTGTAGAAGCTGCACTAGAAACTTTTAATACTGCAGAGCCAGGATCTGAAGAGTATGAGGCTGCACTAGATGCACTATTGATTGTTGCTCAGGCAGACGACATTGTTATTGACGAAGAGTTGGCAGCTGTTCCACTTTTAGGTGATGCAGCTGTAGCAGCAGCAGAACTATTTAACGCTCTAGGAAATGCAGGAGCAGATATGTCTCCTAAGGTCCGTGAGCAATCAGAAAAGGTTGTTATTGCAGCCGTCATCGTAGGTCAAGTAGCGATGACAGCCACAGCAGCAGCCGCTAGTGCAGCAGTAGCTGCGAGGAGACCATAAAATGATGCACTTTATAAAGTCTTTATTTAAAGACATGATTGATCAAGCATGGACATTGCTTGGTATGTTTGTAGCTTGGGTAGTTTTAGAAGGCTCAGCCAAGGATGTAGTTGGCATGCTTATCTGGATTACTCTAGGCGTTTGGGTACTAACATTCCCACTACGCTATGAAAAAGAAGATGATTAATCATCAGAAAGGTAGGTAAAAAATGGAAGACGAACTAGGAGTAGCTGGTGGCTGGCACACCATGAAAAATGTACTGCTTAGGATTCTTGCAGTGTTCGCAGCATCTGGACTAAGTGTATTGGGTGCAGGTGCAGTTGTTGGCATTGATATGTTGTCAGCTGTATTCATGGCTGGTATACTAGGTGTTGCAACAGTAGTAGAGCGACTTGCACGTGCATTCCTTGACGACGGTAAGCTAACTATGGCTGAAATCAATGATGCATTTTCTAAAGTAGACAAAAACTCTAACTAAAAAGTAGTTGACAACCCCTCTTGTAAGGTATACAATTAGTATATAAATACGAGAGGGGTTTTCATATGAGTGGAGTATACGAAGAGCACGAGTTCCGTGCTTGGCTTACCAGTGGTATTGAAAAGGGCTGGGTGTCAGATCCGTTTTGCTACACTCACGATGGTGATCCCTACATGACTGAAGAAGAAGAAAAAGAATGGGAAGATGGCGGAGATCCATGTTCTCACGTAGTTAAACTAATCATAGGAAGATAAATTAAATGGGTATGAAAAAAGTAATCGGACTATCTGCGGTAGCACTTGCAGTAGCCTCAATGTTTTCCGTAGCACCAGCTCAGGCAGATGCTAAGTCACTAGTTGTAATTGATAGCTACTTTGACTCTCGTATTGGAGATACGCCCATTGTATGTGTAACAGGTAACTCTTGCATTATTGATACAAGAACCAAGAGCACCTCTCTTACTCATCCAGTAAATCATGGCGTGGCTATGGTTGATGCTGTAAAGTCTAAGTTTCCACAGGTAAACGTAATCGCTCTAAGAGCAGCCGATGCAAAGACAGAGATGAATGTTGGACATCTAGTTTCAGCACTAGAGTGGGCATTGCAGAATAAGGGATCTATCTCAGCACTGTCTTTATCTCGTAAGATGAATGGACCAGCTCATAACCGTACTGGCTGTGATGCTGCAACTGTAAACACTGCACACCTAGGTGGTAAGGCAGGAGCAGATGCAAAGGTTCGTTCGCTAATTGCAGAGCTAAGATCAAGCGGTATTCCAGTGTTTGTATCTACTGGTAACGGTCGTGGCAATGTAGTAGATTATCCAGCATGTATTGAAGACACTAACTCAGTTTCTACTGGCTCTGAGAACAAGCTTGGCCTACCAGCAAGCGTAGACAAGTTCAATGCAGGCACTGACTACTTTGTATCTATTGCAAACAACAAGTTTAGCATTACAGGAATCTTGTTTCCTTCACTGCCTAACACTACATCACTTGCAACTGTCCTAGCAGCTGCAAAATATACTGCAGAATCTAACTTGACAAAGTTTATTTCTGTGCTACCATAGATTATAATTAAATAGAGTGACGGAGATCAGGTCCCTGTAACACGAAAGTGTCGATCAAACCCCTCTCAGGTGAATTCTAGAGTAGTAGCCTGACACCCTGTCCCCAGTGCGTCTTGGGGGACATCTTCCTCACTAGCTCAACGGCAGAGCAACGAGCTGTTAACTCGTGGGTTCCTAGTTCGAATCTAGGGTGGGGAGCGATAGAGATTACTACTCTATTACGCTATCGCTACCGTGCGGTGAAATCGGTAGAGGTGTCCAGGCATCGGAATCTGGAACAGGCAGAGGTATGTATCTGCTGGGAGTTAGTCCACTTCCGTAGAAAAGGCTCAGAGGCAGAATGGCTCGTAATCATGGCTGTCTCACTTGGATAGATGGTGTAATTGGCAACACGGCGTTGATCAGCCAGTTGGGAGTTCGAATCTCTCTCTATCCACAAACAGTAAGTCCCTTCGTAACGGACCTGGAGTTATATAACACTCAAGGTCGCAGCCCTACGGACTTGCTGGGAGATAGTCTGCGAGCTCAAGGGCTATCTCTAATAGACTTACAACTGCGGTTCGTAATTGTTCAGCACCTTGCAAGAGATTAAGTTGTAAGCTATAATAGAGTGCACCACACTTGGTTAATTAAACCTGAGTACAGGCAATAGGTTATCCAGGGTGCATCCGTCAAGGTTAGTCCACCAGTGTATGCAAACGGCTAGGGGTTGTATGGTAACTGGAAGCACTCCAGGTGAAGCCATGTCAAACGGTGCAAATCCGACAACCCCACGATTCTTGCTAGAGACGGGTATGTATGTGCCCACTCATGTGCCTCTACTGCCAGTCACAAAGTCTGGCCGAGAATCATTGGCTTCGTAGCTCAGTAGGTTAGAGCACCACCCTGTCACGGTGGGGGTCGTGGGTTCAAGTCCCATCGGAGTCGCTCTTTGCAAAGCGGTCCTGAACAACCGTTGTAAAGATCGTGTAATTGAAGACTACGGTGTTCCAGCGGTAAGGTTGAGGAGTTCAGCCAACACATCATGCGTCTATGCGAGAACTTAGATTACACAGCCATCAGCTCTTGCGTGGATGGCAACCAAGGTCCGTTGGAGTAGTGGTTATCTCGTCTGCCTTTCACGCAGAAGATCACGGGTTCGAAACCCGTACGGACTGCTATAATATATACATGCTTCCTTAGCTCAGTTGGCCAGAGCAATCGCCTTGTAAGCGATAGGTCGTCAGTTCGAACCTGACAGGAAGCTCGAAAAGAAAGAGAATACCTTGCTCATTATTGGTGGCTTAGACATTGGCAACAGACTAGACATTGGTCAAAGAATGATTGAGGCAATTAAAAAGTCTGATCTTGTTTTAGTAGAGAGCTATAGCCATTTTTCTAAGCTATGCCAAGATCTTTCTATATCCCCATCTGGAGAGGTTATAGAGTACTACGCCCCCATGCCAGAAAACGAAGAACAAAATGTTATTAGATTAGCTTTTTCATATTTAGAAAATGATAGATCTGTTTTGATTTGCCCAGATGATGGTATGGCTGGGATAGCTGATCCAGGCGGTAGGCTTGTGGCTATTGCACATGACAAAAAGATTCCAGTAGAAGTTATCCCTGGACCGTCAATCATATCTGCACTGCCAGCAGCTCTTGGAATGGGTGGAAAGTCATTTATCTTTGATGATGATATCCCAGGTCCAGACAAGCTTGGTAGAGTTAAGAAACTTGAGTGGATAAAAGAGAGCAAGTCTCCCTACTTATTTTTGGTAAAGAACAGAAGAGATGACAACTCTAAGCTAGCAGATATCTTTAATGATATTGAGATTGTTTTTGGAAAAGAGTATCCAGTAGGCATTGGCGTTAACGTCAGCATGACAAATCAGGTTATTCTTCGTGGGCCAGTAAGCTTTCTTAAGTCTAAGATTGCCAGCCTAGGAATTAATCAATCGCACTTTGTTTCTATATTAGTCGAAGGTAAGTATGAATAAGCCAGAAATGGTTAACAACACAGACTATGACTTCAATGTCTGGGAATCTTCTTATGATCCAAACTTTTCTGAGATATCTATTAAGTCTAGGATTCCAGAAAAGTGGTTGAATTTTCAAAAGGTATTGCAAGACAGCAAGTATTCTAATAGCATAATTAAACCAATAAACAGGTATGTAGCTAATCTTTATCCACCACCAAAGCTTGTTGACATATCAGGAAATACCGTTAGGCTTAGACAATATACTCACGCTGAAATATTTATTCTAGTTAATGAGACAAGTCATAAGTTTTTAGACAGGCCATGGATGAGACAGTTTTATAAGTCAGCATTCCCTGGAGATCCTGACCCAGATTGCTTTGATGACTTTTTTGTTGCATACACTCCATGGGTTCTTGACTACAAGACTGAGGTTATCTTCGAGGTACCAGATGAGGAAAGTGCAATAAAGATTAATCCTACAAATAGGTTCTCTAGAGAGATACCAAGAAACACAGCTTTGCTAGAGCCATTCATGATTCCTTTTAGGTTTAGAAAGACTGGCCCACATATGATTGACAGTGAGTTCGGTAAAGTAAAAAAGCCATCGCCACTTTATGATATGGTTTTCCAGGCTGATGATATAATTATAGAAAGAGTTAAGGAATTCTATGCCAAAGATTAAGTTTTACCAGTATAGCGAGAACACTTCTGCCTATGCTGAGATGCCGCAACCAGCGAGCAAGTTTGTGCCAGATTGGTACAGGAAGCAGCGTGGTACTATCAATGATGCTGAGACCTTGCCAAAAGGTTATTCGACTGCTACCGTAAAAAAGTGCATGCCAGTGTTTGACTTGATGACTGCAGGGTACATGTTGACAATGCCATGCGATGTATACCTAGACTCTACAGATCCAGAAAAGCTTTCTTGGTCAGTTCCAGCACCGCTAAAGCAGTTTCAGGCTGACATGTTTTCTTTTCACGACAAGCAGCAGTATGATGAGTATCCAATAGACAAGGATACAAAGCACCAGACCCTATTTAGAGTAATGCCATTTTGGTATGTTCAAACTGATCCTGGATACAGTGCCATCTTTATCAATCCAATACACAGAGACACCTATCCACTAACGGCTATTCCTGCATTTGTAGACTCTGATAACTTTATTACTGAGGGTCACTTATCATTTATTGTTGATAAGGGATTTAAGGGAGTAATTAAGAGGGGTACCCCAATTGCTCAGATAATTCCGATCAAGAGAGAAAGCTGGGAGTCTGAAGTAGTAAGCGTTGATGATTCAAAGTCAGAGCTAAACAAGCAGAGGCTAAGACTAAGAAGCATGTTTGCAAATGCCTACAAGGTTCTTTTCAGATCAAAGAAAGATTATGACTGATCCTAACTACATAAAGTTTGTGCCTGCCTTTAGGGAGCCAGGGAACAGGCTGTCTCCTCCAGAACCAGCAGTTAGGCATGTTCCAGAATGGTATAGAAGCCTTGCAAAGTTTGAGAGGTCAAATGATGACAAGACTCTTTCGCCTGTAAATAGCCTAGGCACTGATGGTGCTCAGGTTGCCACTAAAATGTGCATGCCATTCTTTGATGCCATCACTGCAGGGTACCAGTATGTTCTTGAAGATGACTTGTACGTAGACCTAGATGCAGAAGGAAAGCCTATCCTATCCTGGAAGGGAGAGGTTATGGTTGTTGACAAGCGTCCAACAATTGAGGTCCCTGTCCCAGACAACTGTCATCCAATACACTACGGATGGAGGATGAATTGGTATTACGAAACCCCTCCTGGATACTCTGTACTGATAACTCATCCAATGAATAGGCATGATCTACCCTTTTATACTTTATCTGGAATTGTCGAGTCTGACATATGGGGTCTACCAGTGTTCACTGCATTCTTTTTAAAAAGAAACTTTCGTGGGGTAATTCCAAAGGGCACGCCAATATTCCAGGTCATTCCATTCAAGAGAGAAGCGTGGGAGCTACAGGTAGTTGACAACGACGAAGAGCTAGAAAAGCACGAGGTCATGGCAGAAAACAGAAGGTCTCTACTTTATGGTTACTACAAAAAGACTGCTTGGAGAAAAAAGATCTTTGGAGTATTTGGTAAAAGGGTAAAGGATGTTAATCATGACGACGATTGATGTAATTATTTATTCTTTTAAAAATAAAAACTTGCCAAAGGTTGTAGAGTCTGTACTAAACAATACTAGCAGTGATGTAAAAATTTATGTATATGATCAGCATCCACTGTTGAGAGAGCATCTGTTTGTGGATGAGCGAGTTTCTTATACTCATATTTTTTGGGACTGGATATATTCGCCAGCAACATTTAAAGTAAAGGCCATAAACAAATCATCTTCCGAATACATATTATTTTTATCTGACGACATTTTGCTTTCTGATAATTGGGATGTAGAGTGTCTGGCACAAATAGCCAGTGTCCCAGACAGCTTAATATCTGGAATCGGCAAGCCATCTGTAAAAAAGAAAGATTTGTTTTCTATATCTGTTGACTACTCTACTTCACAAAGCTTTGACGAAACAATTCTAGTATCCAAAAACTTTTTGTTCGGGTCAAGAAAAGTCATTAAAAGAATATCATACCCGTCTGACGTTAAGTATTTTGGGGAAGACGAGCTACTATCCTTTAGGTTTTTTCACAGCGGAACCAAGGTATTTTCAGCTCCATCCAGCCTAGGTGAAGATCTTAAAGAAAGAACCCTGGAGACAAAGTATCACACCTTCTCTTTAGAGCACAAGTATAATAAAATATTTAAAGAAATTAGCAATGAGTTTTGGATCGCTCTAGGCTTTGATAGCTGCCCAATCATACCATTACCATACAATGCGGATGATGTTTCTTACAATCCAAACCAAATAGACTTCAATGATTTAGATTCTAGAAAATTTATATCTAACATCAAAGCCATTTACTGATATAATTGTATTAAAGAAAGAGGTCGTATGAGCCACAGAATAACCGTAATTGATAACTTTATCACACCAGAAGATGCAGAGACTTTGATCAGAGAGCAGATGAGCCCCTCTGAGGTAAACCCTTATCCAGAGTACTATGCCAAAAGGTTTGGTGGCACAGCCTTTCCATACAACAAGACTGTTATGGATCTTTTAATTAAGTATGGGCATAAGTCCAACGAGGTCCACAGAGATGTAAATGGATTTGTTAATCCAATATATGTATTTAAGGCTTTTGGTTCTTGGTGGAATCCAGGAACTAAGGGTGACTTGCACCTAGATGCACAAGATCCAGAGCCATGGATTGAGTGGAGCACAATTATCTATCTTAACGATCCATCTGAGTATGAGGGTGGAGTAATCTATTTCCCTAATCAGGAGTTTGAGTATAAGCCTAGGAAGTATTCTGCTGTGTTCTTCCCAAGTGCAGGTTCCGAATATATTCATGGAATAACTACAATCACTAGTGGCAAGAGGCACACTGCTCTTTACATGCACACAAGCATTCCTCAGCATGCAGATCCAGACTTTCACTCAGAGCAAGAGCGAGCTGTCTGGAACGCTAAAGAGCACCCAAACACAAGAAAGTAAGTTATGAAGATTTTTGGGTATAACGAAACCTCTCATGATGCTGCTGCAGCTTTGATTGACGGACCGTCTATTCTATTCGCAGGGCACGCAGAAAGATATAGCAAGACTAAGAATGATTGGTATGTAAATAGCGAACTTGTGCAGGATGCTGTATCTTATGGAGTACCAGACAAGATAGCGTATTACGAAAAGCCATTGTTAAAAAAGCTTAGGTTGCTACTCCGTGGCGGTGCAGCTGACTGGAAGCCCTCTATAAAGTACAACAAGTCTTTTGAGCATCACTATGCTCACGCAGCTGCAGGGTACTACACAAGCCCATTTCAGGATGCTATAGTCGTTGTACTAGATGCAATTGGAGAGTTTACAACCTCTAGTGTTTGGCAAGCTAATGGAGAAGAGATAAAGCTATACAAGAAGTGGTCATATCCATACAGCTTTGGGCTATTCTACTCGGCATTCACTGACCTTATTGGTCTCAAGCCAAACGAAGAAGAGTATATCATGATGGGCATGGCTGGCTATGGAGATGCAGAAAAGTATTATGATAAAGTTGGGGATTACTTTCCAAGCGTCTACACTCAAAAGTATAACTTTCATAAAGGTATTTGGGATTGGGGTCAAGAGATATCTGAGCAAGATAGGTTTGACATTGCAGCAGCAGTTCAAGCAGTCTATGAGGATAGGCTTTGGGACTTTATGTTTGCCATGAGGCAAGAGCTTCGCAGCCCGAACCTGGTTTTCATGGGTGGCTGTGCATTAAACAGCAAGGCCAACACCCTTTTGTGGGAGCTGTTCTCTGATGTCTGGATTATGCCAAACCCAGGAGACGCTGGTTCATCACTAGGTGCAGCAGCTGCTATGTATGGAAAGCATTTAGACTGGAAGGGTCCATACCTTGGATATGATCTTGGAGGAGAGTATCCAGTAGAAGAAATATTCAAAGAGCTTATGGAGAATCAAATTGTTGCAGTAGCTACTGGACGTGCAGAGTTTGGTCCAAGAGCACTAGGCAACAGAAGTATTCTGGCTGATCCACGTGACCCTAATATTAAAGATAAGGTTAACAGGATTAAGAAGCGAGAGCTCTTCAGACCATTCGCACCAGTCATTATGGCAGAGCATGCATCTGAGTGGTTTGATATGGACTATGAATCTCCTTACATGCAGTACACGCCAAAATGTCTGAAGCCTGACTTAATCCCATCTGTCGTTCACGTTGATGGAACTTCCAGGGTACAAACAGTAACAGCAGAGCAACACCCAGGGTTGTATCAGGTTCTTAAAAAGTTTTACGAGGAAACTGGAGTTCCAGTTCTACTCAACACTAGCTTGAACATAAAGGGACAGCCACTACTAAATGATGAGCATGATATAATTGCTTGGGAAAAACAATATAAGACAAGGATTGTACGATGAATTATGAAATTTTAGACTTAGGTCTTGTTTACTACAAAGACATTATCAAGGATCCAGACAAGATCATTAATAGCATTGAGTCTCTTGATGAAAGGTTTATGTCTAACGAACACAAAGACGCAGAAACTTTTGTGAAGCCATGGACCCCATGGTCTTATGGAGAAACAATTTTTAATATGCAAAAGTTTTTTCCAGAGTCTCATGAGATTAGCAACACTGACTACTATGCAACAGAGATGAAGGAGATTGCAAACAGTCTCTATGGATCTTTGCACGAAGCATACACACACTATTCTGAAGTGATCTATCCGTTTGCAAAGAACAATATTAAGTCTAGAGAGTATAGCATCCATCTTCTAAAGTATGGCGTTGGTGGCCACTTGCCAGCACACCAGGACCAGGGGGTTTCTACCAGAGTTCTTTCGTCTGTGATGTATCTAAACGATAACTATGATGGTGGAGAGATTGAGTTCTCTCAGTCAGGGGTAAAGATTAAGCCAGAGGCAGGAAGCATAATCTTCTTCCCATCTAACTTCCTTTATGTCCACGAGGTTCACCCAATCACTGCTGGATTTAGATATTCTATGCCACACTGGTATCACAATACAAAGCAAATGCTCACGTCGAATGGCGATGAGTGATATAATTGTCTCTGAAAGGAGATATTATGGCCAAATATCAATATCCAATTGACGGAATTCCAGGCAAAGCTTGGAAAGTCAAGAGCAAGATGGGTTGGAGAATCCACCCAGTAAAGAATGAAAAGAAGCACCACAATGGTACAGACATCGTTCCTGGAAACATTAAGGGACCAGTATACATTGAAGCAGCTTTTCCAGGCAAGGTTATCTACGCAGGTCCATCAAAGGTAAAGAAGTCCAATGGTGAGCCAGATGGCTTTGGCTATTATGTAAAGATTGCATCTCTAATTGATGGTGAGTGGTACAGCCACTTGTACGCACACCTAGAGAAGGGCTCTTTGCAGGTTAAGACAGGCGACAAGGTTCTTGCAGGTAAGGTTCTAGGCAAGATGGGAACCTCTGGAATGTCAACTGGTGTACACCTACACTGGGAGATCTGGAAGGGCAAGGAGCATGGCTGGTCTGCAGACGGATCTGGTTTTGTTGAGCCTATTGAGTTTACAAAGGCACTTATCCAGGCAGAGAAGGCTAAGAACTTTGCTAAGGAAGCCACTCCAGAAGATGCTCCAGTAGCTGATGATGGAATTAGAGAAGCAAAGAAGCCAGCCGCTAAGCCAGCAGCCAAGAAGCCTGCAGCAAAAAAAGCATCAGGCGGAGGCTCCGCAATGCCTCACCAAGTTCAGTAAGAAGGAAATAAATGCCAGCATACGATTATCAGTGTAAGTCTTGTAACTCAGTCATGTCTGTGACTAGGTCTATGTCAGATCCAGATCCAGGCTATCTGTGCAAGGAGTGTGACTTGTTGATGATAAGAGTATTCTCCGTTGGAGCAGTAACTTTCAACGGTAGTGGTTTTTACAGGACAGACAAGTAGTCGTGGTAATCCCAGTAGGACAAGTATGCCAAGCCTTTGATCCAATCATGTGCTTGCCAGAAAAGACTGCTGGGATTATCTCTGACCCAATGAGGGCGAATACTTCTTGTCTGGCTCCTGCGTCTGTTTATCTGGAGGGTACACGAGGAAAGCGTTTCCTTTGTGACTACCACTTCCATTATGAAAAGGATATGACACTAGCTAGAACCCCAGAACAGTGGGACAAGATTGCTGAAATAGTTATTGATAACAGAGAGCAACTAAAGCAGGGATTCCCAAAGACAGATACTAATCTAATATCTTCTTTTAAAAACTGTTGGTGTGGAAATCCAACGACATATGTTATGCTTATTTCCAAAATAGATCATGGCAAAACATTTTTCTGTACATTCCACTATCATAAAATTTTATACAGGTACATGTCAAACAGCATAGATCTTAATCGTGACTACGATGTCTACGATGAAAGATGGAGAATGCAGCCATCGCTTGCTGAGGAGGCAGACTCTCTTAATGTTATCTAATAAGCTGTTGTGCTTATTGGATATCTCTAGTATAATTGAGTAATGATTATGAATGAAACTCTAGACACTAAGAATGAAATCCAGCCACTATCAGCATTAGACAGGTGTGACTACTCTGCCTGCAGTGCACAAGCTTACGTTAGAGCAATCGGAGTCACAGGAGACTTGCTGTTCTGCTCTCATCACTACAATAAAATTACACAAACCCCTAGTGGCCTAGAGAAGATGAACAACTTTGCCTATCAGATTATTGACGAAAGAGATAGGCTGATAGAGAACAGATTGGTTGGGGAAAACTAATGATTATTCAGTTTATAGGTTTGCCAGGAGCAGGCAAGACAACAATTGCAGATGCCCTGAGAGATAGGATTAATGGACTACACATTAATGCAGATGATGTGCGGAATGGAATTAGCAGAGACCTTGGTTTCTCTATTGAAGATAGAATTGAGAATGCTCGTAGGCTAGGAGAGCTTGCTAGACTAATGGAGCGTAAGCAAGACAAGCCAGTAATCGTTGACTTTGTTGCTCCTACTGAGGCTACAAGACTAGCCTTTGGACCTGCAGACATCGTTGTGTGGGTAGATACGATTAGCTCTAGCAGGTTTGATGATACGAATGCCATGTGGGAAGAGCCAAAACAATACGATCACAGGATTACAAATACTGGAGATAATCATCAGGATCAGATCTCAACAAGGGCATTTACTATTATTCAAAAGTTTAACCTGTTTGATTGGAAAGCAGATACCGTGCTAATGCTTGGTAGGTACCAGCCTTGGCACGAGGGCCACAGGGCATTGTATGATGAGGGAACCAAGAGGGCAAAGCAGGTTGTCGTTGGTGTTAGGCACACAAAGGGGATGACAGAGAAAGATCCTCTAACTTATGAGGAGGTCTCAGACTTCGTTAAGCAAGACGTTCCAAATGCAATTCTACTCAAGATGCCAAACTTTAAGCATATAATTTACGGTAGAGATGTCGGATACTCTGTTGAAAAGATAGATCTTTCTCCAGAGATTGAAGAGATTTCTGCAACACAAAAAAGAAAAGAGATGGGAATTTAACTTATGATTATTCAGATGTTTGGAATGGATGTTGCTACAAGAGAGTCCATAGGCAAGGCTGTAGCTAAGTCAGTAGATGCTTGGTACTTGGACAGTAGAGATTTGCCAATGGGTCACACACAGCCTCAGCAGGCTAGGTGGCTTCGTGTAGTCTCTAAGATATTTGACAGAAACTACCACGGTGACATTATTACAAGTGGATACTTTGCTACAGCTGAAGCTAGAGAGCAGTACAAGATTGAAGAGGGTAGAATTATGCCAGACCTTTCGATCTATGTAGACACAATTCCACACGAAGACTTTGACAAAATTCCTGGCTATCTTGAGAGGGTTGTTCACAATGTTGATAACCATGCTCAGAATGAGATGCAGGAGCTAAGCTTTTGGGAAGACCCAGAGCCTACAGAATATGACATTCATATCACTGTTGAGAGCAAGCAGAGAGAAGACTTCTTACAGTTCTGGGTTGACACAATTGTTAAAGAGATCCAGGGCTGGCATGACAGAAACAAACGTTAGGTCCATAACAAAAGCACTAACATACAGATTCTGGCAAAGCCTCAATACCTTCTTGATATCTCTTGTTGTTACTGGTAGAATAGAGATGGCTGCAGCTATTGTAAGCGTAGAAGTTATAGTCAAGATAGTGATTTACTTTTGGCACGAAAGAATCTGGAGCAAGATTAGATGGGGAATAAAGAATGTATGAGTATTACGTAAAAGAAGTTAAGAAGGTAGTTGATGGAGACACCATTGACGTTGTAATTGACCTAGGCTTTAGTATCTTGTTTGAGTCTCGTGTTCGTCTGGCTGGCATTGATACCCCAGAGTCACGAACCACAGACAAGAACGAGAAAGCACTTGGCCTGGAATCAAAGAAGTATCTTGAAAGTCGAATCAAGGCAGCAAAGAATGTTGTTATTAAGACTGAGAAGCTAGATAGTTCTGAGAAGTATGGTCGCATTTTGGGTTGGCTTTACCTTGATGGAGAGGGCAACTCCATTAACCATGAAATGATTGAGAAGGGTTATGCTTGGGGGTATCTTGGAGATACCAAGGTCAAAGACTTTGATGCCCTACTTGCTAAGAGAAATGCTAAATAACGACAGCTCAGAGGATATCCTAGATCGTCTAATACTTGACGGCATGGTTGAGGTTGCAGGCATTGACTCCGATACTGGAGATATGCTTTATTCTTTTACTCAGAAGGCTAGAGAAGAGCTTCCAGAAGTAAAGGACGCAGCTGAGGCTTACTTCAACTCTATCATCATGTATTTTTGGGAAAATGGTTTTATATCCATGAACATTGAAGATGAAAGTCCTGTTGTAAGTCTAAATGAAAAAGCATTTGATCAGCATGAGATAGAGCTTTTGCCATCAGAGATGAAGACAGCCCTTAATCTTATAAAAGATGCTTTGCGAGTAGACTAAAGATATAATTAATTAGGTGGTATAAGTGGAGTTTGCATTAGGTATTCTGTTTGCTATGGCAACAGTATTTTTTGTGCGTAAATTTATACTAACAGAATCGGTTATAAAGGGTAGTTCTGGGCCAAGGTTGGTCTATAGACAAAGCCATATATTTTCTTTGATCAGTCCATACCTGCATTACATGCCAGAGATTAGCCTACTGCCAAATACTCAGGCATACTCTCATGAAGCAAAGAACAAGCTTCGTGTTGTGTTTACTGACGATAAGGCATACTGGATTAAGAATAATGCTTTCTACCAAGCAGATCTTGTTGATGGTCTTGTTGATGAATCTACTACAAAAGTAGTTGACACAATGAGTATGGATAAGGTAGAATTAGATAAGATGGTTTTTATTGTTCAGCAACTTACGGAAGGTATGACAAATGATGGTGGGAGTCCAGGGGTCCAAGGCCTTTAATGACTATGCAGTCTTTCTATCTGGAATGGCACTAGTCCTTAGACGACTGAAGGATCAAGATACTGAGCTAACTATATTCTCTGCAGGGCCAAAGCGTGTAAGCGATATGGCACTAGAGTTTGTTAACGTATCAAACTTTAAGTCTAGAGGAATCACAGCAAAGGTTGTTAGAGTTCCTGAGAAGTGGCTAAAAGAAAATCACTATAAGCTAGAGATGTTTAGCTACTTTGCAAATGACAAAGAAACATTCTCTGAGCTTGTTAATTTTCTAGACAGCAAAGATGTCGATGTACAAGTACATAGATATCATGTTGCTAGATAACCCTGTGCGGATTATGCACGGTAATAATATAAATAAAATCAAAACATACAGGAGTGATCATGTTAGTTAAATCACTTAAGAAAATGGAAGAGATCGTTGCAAACGACAAGTCTCTTTCATGGCGTGGCTGGGATGTAGTACATCGCATACCAAATCCTACTGCCTGGTCTAAGCCAGACGGTGCCTTTTATAAGGGTAGGTGGTACATTCAAAAGATATTTGTTGTGTCCACTGAGGGCTGGGAGATTCCAAATAAGCTTGTGAGGTAGCAAATGCAATCTCACAGATGGAAAGAGGCAGCGTCCTGTAAGGATTATGACTGGAATCTATTCTTTGACAAGTATGAAGAAGACACTCTTCTTAGAGGTGCTATTGATCAGCTATGTTCGGATTGTCCAGTTGCACGACAGTGCTTTGCGGTTGGAGTGTCTCAAAAGGAATGGGGCGTTTGGGGTGGGGTATATCTCGAAGGCGGAAAGATTTCTAGAGAGTTTAACAATCACAGGAAAAAGCAGCAATGGGCAGAGACTTGGAAGTATCTGACAATGGATAGGAAATAGAATGTATACAGATGATATGCGTAGAGCTTTTCATTCTTTAACGCCACCTAAAAACTTTGCGTTGCAGATTATTGATCATGACCATTTTCTAACCGTCAAGGCAAGCGAGAGACAGTTCATGGGGCTGCTTGACGAAGATAAGCGTAGTGCTGTAGAGTACATGATAAGGGTTAAGAAGGCTCTTGAAGACAATGGTGCAATAGTTCTGTTGGTTAGAGAGGGTGGAGAAGAGCTATGATAATTACAGTAGAAGCTATTATAATTGCAATACTTTTCTTTGTATCTTTTGTGTCAGTGGCGTATGCTGTAAGGCAAAAGCTACAGGTTATAAAGGTGACAACTTCTATTGCACAGCTTGTGATAGACAAGTCTGCACTACAAGAAGAATTAGATAGACTATCTTTTATATCCTCTAATAGTACTGACATAGAGAATGGGTTTGTCAAGTTCTTGTCAGAGACAAGGGAGAGTGCATACGAATATATTCAGCAGGTCCAGTCAACCATTGAGAGCCTTAGGGCTGCCATGTTGTCTGGAAGCGATGATGACATAGCTAAGCACTACCAGGAGCTTGTATCGTTCTTGCCAGCTAAGGAAGACGGTAGCAGCCTATGAGAAAAGCCTTTGTTGATCAGTATATGGTTAGGTCGTTAGTGACCACAATCAATGGGAATCTGAAGGGTAGAAGGCCTGACCAGATTCCTCCACTTATTGATGGATATAGGACTATGTATCATGACAAGGATCTTGCTCCTAGGCTTGCATCAAACATCTTAAAAGATCATACAGTTCCTGGAGAAGACATAGAGTATAAGCTCAATGAAGATTTCTTTAGGTCTGAAACGTTTAAGAAGCTAGATCCAAGCTTTATCAATATTGTAGTTGCAGGGTGTTCCTGGACCTTTGGACAGGGTGTTCCAGCAACTCATACATGGCATGCATTGCTTGGTAAGCATATTGAGAATAAGCTTGGGAAGCCTGTTAAGGTTCATAATCTTGGTATTATGGGAGGCTCTTCGCACCTTGCTATAAAGAATGTTATTTCTTTTATTGAGCTATATGGAAAGCCAGATTATGTATTCTTTGCATTTCCTGGCTGGTATAGAGACATTGGCTTTAACAAAATAGGAACCTTTGCAATGAATGTTTCTACAGCAATGCCATCAAATAAAGATAAGGATGAGCAGGAAGTTATTAAAAACTTTGTGAATAGGTTTGACGAACTCTCTTCCAAGAATGCATTCTTTACTCAGATTCATTTAACAGAGCTATATCTAAATTCTGCAGGAATAAACTTCCGATGGATTATGACATCCCTAAACGGAGAAGATCTTTCTGAAGCCTTTGGGTTCTCTAATCAGGTTGTAATCAATCACACCTTCTTGCCAAATACAGCGAGAAGATCTCCAACAAGCGATTTAGAAAAGCACCCAAACGTAGATGGGCTTGAGTATTGGCAACTCGCTAAGGATGGTTTTCATCCAGGAATTGCGTGGCATGATGATGCAGCAACAACAATATTTAAGGATCTGTTCGATGAAAATGCGTAAGCTTTATTTGAAGCTAAGAATGATTCTGTATATCATATTAAACTATAGGCTATACAGGAAAACAAAAAAAATGAAAGATGATTTCATTTACTAAAAGGAGAAATAATGAACAAGGCAGTAATTGATTCCTATCTAAGGAACTTGCTGGGTTCGCTACTTGGTGCAATCACGATTGTGGCAACTAGCTCTGGCATCGCCTCACCTGTTGACTTTGGTCTTGGTGAGTGGCTACTAGTAGCTAACGCTCTATGGGCATCTGCTGTTCCAACCCTTATCCGCTGGGTCAACAAGAAGGATCCAGCATTTGGTTTGGTAGCTGAGGCGGTAGCGTCTTCCGTTACAACTAAGCTAGAAGAGGCAGCCAAGGAAGCCCCTAAGGCAACTGCAAGCAAGGCAACTACCAAGAAGCCTGCAGCAAAGAAACCAGCAGCGAAGAAGACAAGTGGTGGAGGCTCAGCTTCCCCACAGCAGTTCCAGTAATTAAGAAGAGTCTGTTCTGGACAGCAATACCTTATAGATGTTGCTGTTCCAGACAGGCCTTAATAAGTAGGCCAGTTAGTTCTCATAAATTCTTGTGACAAAACTTTAGACAGCTTAGGCTGGTAGTATTTGTTAGGATCTATATACTTTACCCTAGTACCACGCTCTTCAGGTGTCATCTGATTAAAGAAGCTTACAAGAGTAATTCTTGGATTGCCACCAGTAACAGGAGTTACAAAGTGCTCATAGCTGTATCCAGCTGGGAACAAGAATAGCTGATTAGCCTTTGGCTTAATCTGTACACCAAAGTGCATAAAGTTAAGCTCACCACCCTCATAGTCATCATTGGGATAGTACACCATCGAAACAGTTCTTGGTGTTGCAAAGGAGTCGTCTGGATGCATTCCAAAGAACTCTCCAGTGCCTGCAAACTTTGTAATTCTTAGGTCCTCACGGCTGTGTGGGTCCACATTCCAGTGGTACAAATAAGAGTCAATAACTTCAGAGAGGGCATCTTCAATCTCACTGTGGTGATCTAGCCAACATGTTTTGCTCTTCTTGCCAGTTTCTTGATCTAGATAGTCTTCTCTGACCCATGGCTTATCTAGCTTAGTTGCTTCATTCTCCCAGAACTCATCTGTGTCCAGCTTTTCAAAAAACTTCATGGCATCAGGCCATACATTGCTATAGATATGCACACCTGGAATCGGTGACTCATAACTAAACTTGTTGCCTGCTTGGGAAGTTGTGACGTTATTATTAGCGTCCAGTATCTTTTCACTGTTCATCTAGATCAATCCTATCTCTGATAGTTAAATTATATCATATGCTATAATTATTACTAACCATAGAAGGGGTTTATTATGAGCGAGCAGCTTATTTTTGTATCTGGAACAAACTGTAAGTTTTCAGAAGAGGTAGCACCATTAGTAAAGGTGTTTTCGGATCGTTATCCACAAATTGAAATCATTGAACTATCTGCTGGAAAAGATGAGCAAAAGTTTAGTGAGCTAACTTCTGGCAAATACTTTAACTCCACCCCAACCTTCGTAGCACTACGAGACGGTAATGTAATTGAGTGGCAAGAGGGAAGAGCCTGCGACAACAAGATGGCTCAGATGTTTGGGCTAGAAGCTCCAAGAGGCGTTTAGTATATAAACTTTTGCTTCTTTGAGTTTTTCTTTAGCTCTCTGTTGAACTTAGCAACAAGCCAAGCACGTTTAATTCTTTTAAACAATGTCCCACCCCAATTCTGCTGCTCTTGCTAAAAACTTTTCAGACCAGATCCTGTGTGTTATAGTTCCATGATGACCATCTCTGCGTCTAACATCGTTTTTCTTTAGAGTGCCAGACTGCTTTTTCTCTGCTGCAATTTCAGATGTCATCATTCTTACTTCGGCATCAGTTCCCATGTATACAAAGTTGTCGAAATTATACATGCCCTTTATGTTTTCTCCATCATTGCCCAGCCAGGTTGACCACAACACCTTTATGTTAAGGCTTTCGCAATACCTAAGATAAAGCTTCCAGCCAGCAATAAATCTAACAAACTCACTAAAGTATAATGATCTATCGAACTCGTGCTTTTGCTTATAGTCTAATACAGCCTTAGTTCTTTCTCCACGATTGCTTAGGTGGTCCTCAGTGTATCTTTGAATGTATGCCCACTGCCCATCCTCCTGAAAGTATTGCCAGTATCTTGCTATGTTTGGCAACATTATAAACATGTAGTCTGGAATGCCATACTTATCAAAGTAAACTGTGGAGTTGGCAATTATCTTTTCCCATCCCCAACCACCACGAGCCAAATTAAAGAACCCAGATAGCTCATTCTTTTCCGCAATTGTATCGTATAATATGCTAGACCAAAACTCTCCATAGCTACCACCGTAGCCTTCTGTTTCAGAGCAGCCCATAAACAGCACGTGCTTTTTGCCATCATGGTTGTCAGAGAACTCTCCAGATCTAAATCCGTTCTTGTTGTATATGTATTCTACTTCTCCATCATCAGCTGCACCCTCCACTGGAAGCTTAGACAGAACCCTAGAGTAGTCTCCAGACGGAATATGTTCAGACTTCATCCATGTAAGATCAAGATTATTAAAGAATACATCATCAGCACTGCCCTTAAGCTTGTCAGACTCATCTTCATGAATTGTTAGGTCAGACTGGGGGTAGCCAGAGCCATTGTCTCTATTGCTTTTAAAGTTCATTTAATTTCCTTAAGTAGATATCGTAAAATCCTAGAGGATGCAATGCAAAGAATGCAACTTCCCAATCTTTATTATAGAACAAAAACTCGTTCACTGCTTGAAAAGTCCCATAGAGTTTATCCTCAATAACCCCATCATAGATAATATAATCATTAAGACCTATGATGCCTCCAACTGGCACTAGCTTGCTGCACTTCTTTAAAGACTCTCTTATCTCTATCCTGTCATTAATAAAGTCTATGTATATAAAGTCATACTCTTGTGATTGTGGTATTTGTTCTGGTGCCCTGGCCTTTATCGTCTTAACGTCAAAGTCAGCATACTTTTCTTTTATGTATTGCTCGTGAGTTTCTGGGAGGTAGAGAAGTTCGTGCTTGTAGTTATCGCACTTGCACTCCCCAAACTTTCTCCAAGACCAGCACTTCAGATCCTGATCATAGGTATCCATTAGATGAAGCAGGGATGGATTTTTAGTACAGACTAAGTCAGTAAAGTATCCCCAAGCTACACCTATCTCCAAGTATCTTAGGCCCTCTGGTAAATACTTTATAAAAGATTCTCTGTTTGTTAATACTTTTGCGTTAGCTAGCTGATGAGGACTTATCTCCATAGCACTTTCTACAAAAGTATCTTCAAAGTTTGTGTTAGAGCTGGGACTTAGGTATCCCGTAGGTATCTTTGGCATATATTCCTTTTACTATATTTTATCACATCTGACTGATGTTTGATTATTTACTATGGTATAATCTATTCATGGCAAGACATTCACTAATAGCTTTATCAAGCACCTCTCCAACTAGGCTTACCCCAGTAGGAACCCACTCTGGAATAGATCTAACAATGCAGAATGTTAATCAGTCTGGATATATTTATCTTGGTGCAGCGGATGTTTCTAGCGAAAGCTATGGATATCGCCTTCTTCCAAATCACGCATTCTCTGTTGAGATCAATGGTACAGAGTCTGTTTATGCTGTATCATCTGCACCAGATATGAAGATTGCTACGCTAAGCACAAAGTTGGAGTCTGGTTCGTAATGGCAAGGTTTACACATCCAGCTATTGGCGGTACTGGATCTTCAGAAGACGGTACCTGGATTGTTGAAGGTGGAACTCTTAATGGAAACCAACCAACATTCAGTAGCGATCCCATGTTTTCTGGAAGATGGACAAGATTCGACAATCTAGTTCACTTTAGCATTAATGTAGAGATGGACAATATTACAAGCTTTGGAACTGGTCAGTACTATGTAAAGCTTCCCTTCGTATCTAAGTCTAACTATCTTCTCTCTGATGGATGTTTGCATGATAGTTCTACTGGAGATGAGTATGCAATTTTAGGTCACGTTCAGGCTGGCTCTGATGTTCTAAGCCTTCTCACAACAACATCTAACGGAAGACAGAATCCTTTTACAAATAACGTTCCAGTTACACTAAGCACTGCAGATAACTTTCACATTGCAGGCACATATGAGTGCCTAGTAGTGCTATAATAAAATAGTCCCCATACAGGACAAGGTCGCTCAACCTTAGGATGATTAGTTACCATTTACAGCTGGGCATCGCCAGGGTCGCTGTATGGGGCTTTTCCATGCTATAATATAGCTATGCCATATCGTGTTGGAGAAAAAGGTTCTTACGGTTGTGAGGGATACCCTGCCGTTAAAGAAGATGGTACCGTAATGGGTTGCCACAAGACAGCTGAAGAAGCTGCTAATCAAATTTATGCAATCAATCAGTCTGAAGGTAACATCGAAGAAAAAGAGATGATCACTAATGATGGTGGCATGGGAATTAAGAATCCACAGGAGTGGCCAGTAACTAAGGCTGACCCTTGCTGGGAAGGCTATACACAACGTGGCATGAAGCCAGGAGACAATGGACGCATGGTTCCAAACTGCGTTCCAGTATCTAAAGCTGATGCAGCACTTACTGAGGGAGACTTCGTAATGGCCAGAACAACTGAGGGTATGGTTGTGGGTCAGGTAGAGCATATCATGGTTGAGGGTGGCACCTATGGCCAACCAGGTAACCCCTACGCAGTAGAGTCTACTCCAGAAAATCCTGCAGTAGCAATTAGAATTTTAGAAGAAGATGATGGCGTATATTATTACACACCATATTCTATTGGAGCACTTATGTCAAACGTTGAGAGGATCAATATGCCAAACATCAGCATGGAAGAGTATGAGGAAGAGGACATGGAGATGATGGCTAAGGCTGACACCTATACACCAACCTCTGGAATGAAGGCAGCTGCACGACGTGCACTGAAGTGGAAAGAAGATGGCAAGGCAACTGGTGCAGGCACTCCTGTTGGCTGGGGTAGAGCAAGTGACATCGTAGCTGGTAGGGCTATGTCTCTTAGCACAGTTAAGCGTATGTATTCCTTCTTCTCTCGCCACGAAGTTGACAAGAAGGGCAAAGACTTCTATAACACAAGCAATCCATCTAACGGTCGCATTATGTGGGATGCATGGGGTGGCGATGCAGGTTTCTCTTGGTCTCGTGGCATTGTGAATAGAATGGAAGACAAGGCCCTGTTTAGTAATTTTGGTAAGGACTGGACAAGCTCACGTGGACTGCCAGAATTGTTTAAGTCTGTAGGTGTTGGATCAATGGTCTCCTGGAATTCTTCTGGCGGTCGTGCAGAAGGAAAGATTACTAGGATTATTCGTGATGGCAAGTACAAGGTTCCAGGAACTGATGTTACTGTGACTGGCACACCAGAAGAGCCTGCTGCTGTAATCCGTCTATATCGTGATGGAAAGCCTACAGACACCATTGTAGCCCATAAGCTAAAGACTCTACGAGGCAAGTAATATACTGGGGGTATGTTCATATACCCCTAATTTGCAATTAAGCTTTTAGCTCTCTTGCTCTCTTGTATAAGTTCTAATTTTGTGGCAATTAGCACACACAACATCGCACTTTGCAACTTCATTCCAGGCAGCAGCCTCACCGTAGTTTCTTAAGACACGATAAACTACGTCTATTTTTTGAAATTCTGGTTTGTGATCAAACTCTAATACATAGTGTGGGAAGTGGCTTCTACAATCAGCACAGCCAAGCTTCTCCTTATAGAGATGTAACTCTTCTAAGACTTTATGAAGTTCTTTTTTCTGTTTGGCTGATTTGACCATACGGTATAATTATACCAAGGAAGTTTGAGAGTTATGAAAAAAGACCTAACATTTGTGTATATTTGTAGAGCTGGAGATAATGAAGAGTTGCGATACTCTATAAGATCAGTTCTGCACTTTTTCCCAACCGCTAAAATCTGGGTAGTTGGAGAGCCACCCAAATGGTATGATGGCGACTACATTAAGGTCAAGCAGACTGGAACAAAGTATGGGAACGCCTATAGAAACTTATCTATCATAGCTTCCAGCCCTCAGCTTCCAGAAGAGATAATTATCATGAACGATGACTTCTATATAATAGGTGAGGTTGAAAGCTTTGGTCCATTCCACGAGGGCAGCCTAATTGACAAATACAATCTATACTTTGATACCTACCAAATGTCTTCATATACTAAGAAACTATTTGAAACATACAATAGGCTAAGGAAGATGAAGTTTGATGATCCTAAGTCTTATGAGCTACACGTACCTATTACGGTAGAGAGAAGTAAGTTATCTAGAGTTATGAAGTATGAGAACCTGCTATGGAGATCAATGTATGGAAACATGTTTGAGCTAAAGGGAGAACAGATGCAGGATGTTAAGGTTTATACCACGGTAAAGATGAACTTTAAAAACTATGACTATAAGAATATAACATCACCATTTATATCTAGTGACGACTCTTCATTCGAGATACTAAGAAGATCTATACTGTCAAAGTTGTTTAAGAAGAAAACCAAATACGAAAAATAAGTATCCCTGGTGGGACTCGAACCCACACTGTATTGATTTTAAGTCAACTCTCTCTACCATTGGAATACAGGGACCTGTGTGCCCTCGGCAGGAATCGAACCTGCGACCAAGAGATTAGAAGGCTCTTGCTCTATCCACTGAGCTACGAGGGCAGTTTGTAGGGAGTATGGGACTTGAACCCATGACCGAACGATTATGAGTCGTTTGCTCTAACCAGCTGAGCTAACTCCCCCAACGACTACTCGTAAAGAGCAGCAATCGTCTCTGGGAATGCTTCCTTAGCTAAGGCAAGAACAGCTTCCGCATACTTCTGAATTTCATACTGAGCATCATGCTCTAGCCTTTGATCCAGGAATGTTAGAATACCCTGCAGAGAAACAGTCCAACGCCAACGTACGTACATTCCGTAGGCAGGCAAGAACAGTCGTGCAATCTCTGGTGCAATTCCGTCATCCATAGCTTGGTGGTATGCCTCTGTACCCTGCACAACAGCCTCACAGAGCATGTCAAAGTACTTCTGACCAATCTCTACGTCAACAGGTTCTCCAGACCCCTGCTTGCTGTTCTCAGGCTTAGAACGCCACTCATGAGGCAATGGAATGTAGAACTTCTCATCCTCAGTAATGTAGCGACGTGATGATTCGTTCCAACCATTTTGTTCGTCAACGTGAGTAGAAGCTACAGCATACTTCCACCACTGTCTTGCAACAAATAGTGGAGCATATACCTCAAAGGTTAGTGCTGCATGCCTAAATGGTGATGTGTGCTTCTCCCTAATCAAAAAGTTAAGTAGCTTGGCATCACGCTCTGAGAATGTCTTTGACTCTTTATCGTAAGACACTCTTGCAGCATTTGCCACACTCAGGTCATCCCCAAGGGTATCTACAAGGCGTACATACCCTTCATCCAATACCTTTACTGGCTCTGGAAATGTTTTAATAATTGTTGTCATTCTGTTGGCCAATCCCCATCTAGAACCATCATAGCAATGGCACTGTAATTTAACATGTCTAGGAAAGAGTCACGCAGACTCTCGTTTTCTGGTGTAGCACCGTTGTCAATCAAATGGTTAATCCTGGACATCTTGTCATGCATACGCACACGTAAACCGTTTAATGGTCCACCTGGAGCAAGAGCAATATTCTTTGGTCCATAGTCAGCCTGCTTCTTTACTAAAATATCTAACGCATAAGCATAGTGCACAGAAGCTAAATCTTTAAAATCAGCTAGATCTCTAGTCATTGCTCTCCTCAATCACTGCCACAATATCACGGTATGCAAGGATAAGATAGTCTTCACCATCAAACTGTACTTCAGTTCCTTGGTACTTTGCGAAGGCCACCTTGTCACCAACATTTAGGTCTGGCTTCATAAGAACGCCGTTGTCTAGCTCTAGCCCTGGGCCAACTGCTACAACGATTGCTTCGCTTGGCTTCTCCTCATGCAGTCCTGCAAGGATTAGTCCAGAAGAAGTTGTCTTTTCCTGATCCTTAACAACCTTGACAACTACTTTATCATTTAGTGGTTTAATCATTTATTAATCTTTCTTTGATCTTACAAGCTCTTCAATTTGTGAAACAGAAGTATAGATTCTTCCATCCCTGTTAGCAATACTTCTAAGTATGTCCAACACCTTGTCCTCACCTGCTCTAAACGCAGTTGATACTGCAGACATGTCGCTAGGTTTTGCACGTGCCATAGGAACGGAATATTCGAATTGCCCCAAATCAAATCCTAACTCATAGTCGATATCTGGTATGCTCATAATAGAAGTATACAGATTTTATGGATTGTTGTCAAGCAACTAGGGCATTAATCTTGTCTGGCTGAAAGCCAGCCCAAGCATCAGATTCAGTGATTACTACTGGGGCAGATTTAAATCCCATAGACAAGATCATCTCAAGAGCAGCCTCATCTTCGGTAATGTCAACCGTATCGTAATCAATCTCTAGCTTGTTCAGCATTCTTTTAGTCATGTCGCACTGAACACAGGCAGGCTTTACATATACAGTTGTCATACAGCTCCTTCTATTTGTGTATCTATTATAGTAATGTATTTGAGATTAGTCAATGGCTAGGACAAAAAAGATGCTATTGCAATCTTGGTGCCAGAAACAACTGCCTCAGCAGAATGGTTATATACATAGTTAGATGGGAACACTATGAGCGAGTTGGCCTTAGGCTTAATCTTCAAGCCAAACCTATGGAATGTTATCTCCCCACCCTCGTAATCGTCATTGAGATAGTAGACAACTGAAACAGTTCTTGGTATACCTGGGACGGAATCAATGTGGTCATCAAAGAAATGTCCAGCACCATACTTCAAAAGCTCTAGCCTTGAGTGCCAAGTCATATAGTTAATCTTATGACGATCAAGGTAATCGTTTTCAATCTTATCAAACATTGGCTTAATCGCATCGTATATCCTTAAATACCTAATGCTTGATGGGTCTGAGTCTACAAGGGACTGGACCTCTTCCCTCAGATATGGCATTGCTATTGAGAAACAGTCTCTAATATCTTTGTTTAACTTAGCAGAAGTGTTATTGATTTCTTCGCTAGGGTCTCTGTTAGATGATATCAAGCCTGGATACCACTGCAAGTCATCAGCAAACACTAGTTCATTAAGATACTCTATATTCTCATGAGCGTTTTCATATACGAGTATGCCTGGGGCTAACTGTATGGGCTGATTAATATCTTCCATTGCAAGACTTTCTTTGTAGTTGTTCAAATAACATTATAGCATCAGCAAAATTTATATTAGAGCAGGCCTCGACAGCCTTTGAATAATTGTTGGATGATTTGCTTGATGAAAGGTGCTCAAGATTAACCATATCTTTTTGATTAACATTAGTATTTATAAACTTTGCAGGGGCAATACCAAAGAGATCCAGAATGCTTGCCAAAGTGTCTGCTGGATTACTAACTAAATTGTCAAAGTCTACAACAATACTGCAATATTGATTAAAATATTTGTAGTTTTCCACATAATCTAACACCAGCTGCTCAGCAGTCTTTTCGTAATCTATTTCACTCCTGTATTCAGAAAGCATAGCAAGGTAGGAAACTATTGTGTCTTGTGGATTTCTAGCAATTGTGACTATTCTTTTGCTTTTGTCAAGCTCAGGAAGGTGCGTCTTGGTTACTTTTAGGGATGAGTTTTCTAACAAAAGATTGTTTAAAAAGAAAGATCCAGACCTAGGAAAGGTAACTAAAACTATTTCTGTTTCATCAAGCAAGGCATACCCTCTTCATTTAAATGCTTAAGATTGGGCAAGATCTCTCTGAATGTCATCCCAGATATCTTGTATCCGCATTGACAAGTATACACTATTGGGAGCATATACCATTATACCCGTGTTATAATAATGTAATGATATGTCCAATTTGTAACCAGGCAGCCATGAGTCCTATTATCTACGGTTATCCAACCGAAGCGATGATTGATGAAGCTAGGCTAGATAGGGTTGTCCTAGGTGGACCGACAATTAAAGAGTTTACTCACTTTTGTCACTACTGCCAGGAAACTTTTCCTTTACCAGAAAATTAATTAAAAAGATCTTTAAGTTGATCTTTTGATGCGTGTCCAGATACTGAACCAGTTATCTTGCCATCTACGAATGCTATAAAGAATGGTGTTTCTGTTGGTGGCCTAGAGGATATAAGCATCCTTACTAGCCACGGCTCTTCGCTGTTGCTAATTTGAGTGTAGCTAATTTCTGGGTCTTCAGAAATAAGCTCGTTTATCAGTGGTACATCAGAATCTAGTTCTTCAATAGGACCATCCACAATCTTAATGATCTCTTTTTGTGTCATACTTTTATTATACAGGTAATTATACTTTGTAGTGTAAAATTATACTATGATATCAAAGAAATGTATAAAATGCAATAGGGAAATGATACGAATAGTCTATGGATATCCAGCTCCAGAATTTGAAAACATTTCTAAAGACTTAGGCATGGCCATGGGTGGGTGTCAGCCAGGACCAATAACTCATTTCTGTAAAATCTGTAAGATATCTTGGTCATCAGACATGGGGTTTGACAACTACAACTAAATCGTTGTCTCTAAAACTTTGTGGTAAACCTTTAATGCAGCAGAAAGATCTACCCCATCTACTGCTGCATCTAGGAGGCCAACGTACTCTGAGTCCCTAGAAGTTGCTGTGAAATCTTCTCGGCTACGTGCTGGGGTAGGATTAAAGTGATAACTCTTATGCCCAAATAGATCGCCCAGCTTGGTACATACAGATACCACGTCAGAGACAACCTCATCAAAGTCGCAGACTGGAACCCTTTCTATATTTTCATTTGTATAAAAAGATATATAGTCATTGGCATACTGCTCCATTGTTCTTGCTAAGAACAGCACCTTGTCAGTATCATTATTAAAACTATCTGGAAAGTTAGTCACTACTTTTGACAAAGATAGCAGGGCCATGGATGAGAGGGCATTTTCTGGATTTCTAATAATAGAAAAAGAGTGTGGCTTAGACAGGACATTCACGTCATGACTATGCTGAACAACCTTCTTAATGTGTTCGCTATAGTTCTTAACCAGATAGTTTCCACCAGATCTTGGAAAGTAAGAGCAGTAAACCAGCATTACTTCCTATACTCTGTCTCTACAAGCTTCATTATCTCAGCACCAGTTATCTGGACTACAAGATCCCCATAGTCAATGATGTAGGTGTTCTCAGGAGACAAGAAGTATTTAAACTTTGATGTCGATGGCTTATCCATTTTAGGCTGATACGAGTCTACGCTTTACTGGGTCAAAGACCTTAGGGCTTTTCTTAGAAGCCTTGCCATTGTTACGCTGGGAGTTTCGATCTCCCTTGCCCTTTTTAACTGCCATGATTACTCCTCTTCTCTATAGTTTTCTGCTAACTTTACCCATTCGTTCTTGGTAAAGATAGAAGGTGGTTGTGTTTTATCCCATGGCTCAACGATTAGTTCGCCGCCATTCTTCCAAACAACAAAGTTATAGTCTCCCTCACGTGGCTTGTTCTCAGCCATACGCTTCTTCCATAGGGTGTGCCACTTGGCATTCTTAATATCAGTATTAATCTTATTCATAATTTAATCAAGTACCTAACTGAATCTACATACCCAGCCTTGATAGCGTTCTTTAGCATCTTGTAAGATGAGCTGCCATGCTTTGGTAGTTCTGAAAAGTATACCACGAAATGAACGTCAGGATATTCTGCTTTAATCAATGCACCGTTAGCAATAGCCTTCTTTACATTGTCTGTACGCCTTGCACCTGGACGCTTACTTCCGCCACTCTCTCCACCCTTAGCCTCAATATAAAACTGTCTTCCAACCATGTCTTTGTATGCGAAGTCAGCCTCAACGCCAACATCTTGTAGCACAACATGCTTCTCAATCTTTTTAATGCCAGTACGTGATAGATCTTCTAGGACCATATCCTCAAAGAGGTCACCAGACTTCTTGCTTTCTGCTTGAAACATTGTTTCCTTTCAACGAACTGTAATATTTTGACATTGACATTGATGTTTGTCAAGTATATAATTTTGTTATGGCAAAAGGTGACGGAAGATTTGGATGGTGCTTTACAAATGAGCACGATCGCTGTATAATTGTAACATCACAAGAGATAAGGTGCACCTGTACATGTCACAGTTCGTAATGGCTAAGCGTGATACGTTTATTAATCTTATGAAAGATATGGATGTTGAGACTGCAATACCTCAGGGTAGCTACATGTTTCTCATTACATCAAATCATCAAACTAAATATCTGGAGCCAGACGAGATTTGTGTTTATACCCCAGAACATGGCCTAAATTACACATACAAGGGGGACTGGGAGCACTATGATTCGTTTTAAATATTATGATGACGCACAGACCCTAGGTCTGAAGTATGTGTTTGGCTTCAACATATATGGCAATCACAACGGCAGACCAACTATTGATTTTATTATTGGTAAGCATGTATTTGTATTGTTTTGGGACAGGAGAAAGTAATGCCATTGCATATAGACATTAAAGTAAATGATAAATTAATTAATCAGCTACACATTGGTAGGACCAAGGGTGGCACAGCTGATGATGACATCAATGAGTATCTTATCGTAGATGGAGAAGCTCCTACACGCTGGGAAGACTGGTACATTGATGGCATCCCATTTACCCATCGTTATGGAGATGGTGCAGAGATTTGTGTTATGAAAGGCATGCAGGCATTGTATGGGGCTAACTGACTACACCATTAGTGATAAGAAATACTGGCAAGCTGGCAGAGACTATGAAAATAAACGCATTATCCAGCTACTAGAAGGCTTGGCTTACAAAGACGAGAAAGGCCATGAAATGATTAGCGAGTTCAAAGACGACTTAATCAGAGCAATCGAAGGAGAGCAGAAGTGAGTGACAAAGACAAGGCAGTAGCTGATGCTATCAGAATGCTGGTAAATGCAGGGTATGAAGTCATGTATGAAGAAGCTCCTATTGGTAGAGCTGGAACTGGTATTCACCTACACCTGCTAGATGAGCTAGACGGAGAGCAGAAATGAGTCTACAAAATATTCTTGACATCATGCAGAGTAGTCTGATAGTATTACTTGCAGTAAATATTTATATACTTAGCAAAAGGCAAAAATGACTGAGATGATTGGATACTACCAAGAAGATGAGATTAAGAATCTATTCATTGGTAGGAAAGTTGTAAAGGCTGAGGGTTCTGATCTTACCCTGGACGATGGCACTATCCTACAGATTATTCCTAATGATGGTGGATGTAGCTGTGGTGCTGGTGACTACTATCTGGATAACATTAGCAAGTTTGACAATGTTATTACAAATGTAGAGATTAAGGATACTAGCGGTGAAGCAGGTACTTGGGATGAAGACGCTCACACATACCAGATATTCGTATATTCTGGCGGTATTTCAACATCAATAGCTGATATCAAGGGTGATGATGGTAACGGATACTATGGTACTGGGTTTGATATTTATGTAAAGTACCGTCCAGAACCACCAAAGCCAAGACCTGTAAACATTTTTGATGAGAGAAATTGGATAAAGCAGTGAACGAAATGCAACAAGAGATAGTCAGACTATCCAACATCTGGATGCGTTTTGTAGGTCAAGACCATCATAAAGATCGTGACTGCCACTGGTACATCCAAAAGTATTATTCCTATGGAGAGAAGCCTTACTATATGGCATGGCACCACGGCTATATTGGTGATGATTTTGAGGGTAGCAAGTGCGTTACCCTGGAAGAAGCAGAGGAAGAGCTTCTTAATGCTATTAAGTTTCAAATCCACAAGGCAAAGAAGTGGGTGTCTCGTAATCTAGAGGAAGTCAAGGAACTTGAAGCAAAGGATGACGAGGAGCCATTCTTTGGTAGTTCTGAAGAGTATCAGCGTATGATAGATATATTGAATGAGGCATAATGAGCTGGCAAGAAGATCTAAACACCAAGCGTCTCAGGACTAGAGGCTGGTATGGTTGTATTGCACCTGATGGCTGGCAAAAGATTGTAGAAGAAACAGATGCAATGCTTGCTCACATTGATCCAGAATATGAGATTCACCAAGTAAAAGAAAAGTATGGCACACTGAGGTATTACTTTGGGACTTGGCATGAGCCAGATACAATAGAGTCTAAGATTATGAATGCAATTGAGAGGGCTGCGGAGTATAGGTCATCATTTACCTGCCAAATCTGCGGTAAATCTGGAGAAACCAGATGGAATCTCCCATGGGTACAAACACTATGTGATGAACACTACGAACCATATGAGGAAAAAGATGAGCTTTGAAAGATTTAGCACATCAGACGTTTATGTATTTGAGCATGTGGGTGGATTTATCCAGTGCTGTGGATGTATCCTGGGTGATGACTGGGACCACAACACCCCACGTGAAATGCTTGCACATCTTGATGAGCATGAAGCAGCAGGGCATGACATAGGGAAGTCTCGCACTAGAATTCTAGAAGAATACCCAGACCTAGATATTAAGATTGAGCCATATGTTAGATCACCAGAAGAAGAGGAAAGAATCAGGGCAAAGCTAAAGGCAGCCTTTGAGCAACATCCACCACAGGGATTTAGAGATAGGAGCAATGGTGAGTAAATGGATTAAGGTACAAAAGTATTATTGGGGTACTGGTGGTCACATAGAAATCTTTAATAAGGTTGTTTTTTATGCTGGAACCAGGGAGTCTTGGGGTATTGGGTTTGATATCAACTTCTATGATAGGTCAGTTACGTTGAATATCCTAAACCTATACACTGGTGTTGAGATATGGCGTAAAGAAAAGGTTACAGAGTTTATGCCTAAGAGTAAAGGCGATTTACTAGATTAAGTTCGAGCGAAAAGTTCGGCGGTAAATAAGAGATTTATACAAGACTCCGTCTTGACATTCTCTACCATCCTCTGTATACTTTCATTAAGAGAACAATAACTATCGTTTAAGGAAAACATGGAAGAGTTTATGAGAAGCACCTTCGGTAGTGCTTGGGCCTACTATGTAGCATTTGGCATCCTGTTTGTGATGTGGGTCTTGTCTAGGAAAACCAAGTGATCCAGTTTAAAGAACTAGCTCCTGGCATTATTATATACGACAACGTATTTCTAAATGCACATGAGCATGTTAAGGCTATTGAAGAGTCTGGTTTGGAATGGAGACCTGCCCCAGTATTGCTAGACCAAAATAAAGATGTAGGTGGCACCAACTACGAATCTAGGAACACAGACGTAATGCCTTTGCCACACCCAGAAGATACTGGTGATGATATCCTGTCTAAGTTTGTCCAAGACTTCCACATGTACACCCAGTACCAATTGATACACTACCTAGGCTACTATGGTGCAAGTGTGCAGAAGTTTGAGAAGCCACAATTGTTGCGGTATGGCAAGGACCAGAAGTTTGACAGCCACATAGACGATCACCCATTCTTTACTCGCAGGGTATCCATGACATTCTATATCAACGATGAATATAGCGGTGGAGAGATTGTGTTTGATAGATTTGGCATTGAAGTTGAAGCAAAGAAGAACCAGCTATTGGTGTTTCCATCTAACTATCCATACAAGCATAAGGTAAAGCCAGTACTTGACGGCACCAGGTATGCAGTAGTACAATGGATAGCATAGGGGAAAGAATGAACTACGATGATCTAACAGAAGAGCAACAAGAGATCTGGGATAAGGCTCATGATGAAGGATATGACAAGGGCTGGAATGACTATGCGGAGAACTCTGCTACTGAAGATTATGATGAAGGATTTCAAGAGGGGCTTGCTGAAGGAGCAAAGCTAGAGCAGGCACGTATCCAGTCTGTCCTTCAGATGATGTTTGATGCAGCTTTGAATATGGGTCAGGGTAACAAGGCGGTACAGTATAGGCATGCAATGGAGCTCCTAACACCTATTAACTATCAATACAATGAAGCAAAGTATTACGAAGATTTGAGGAATGATGGTTTCTAAACAGCACTGTCCAGCATGTGGATTCTTGATGATGATGGAAGTAAAAGAGGGTGACGTAATCTATACCTGTATCAATAATGAACATCAAACAACTGGCAAAGCAGGTGGGGTACACATGTCAGCCAACCTAGCAGAAACATACAATGCCCTAGGTAACAACGTAGACCTATTACTACAGTATCTGAAGAGACCATAGTGATCAGCAAGAAGCGGTCATTAGCAAAGTCTTTGACATGGAGAATCATAGCCATCGTCAGTACGTTTGTAGTTGGATATATATTGTCAGGTAGCCTAAGCTTTGCAGCATCGCTATCATTCCTATCAAACCTTATTAACTTTGTACTTTATTATGTACATGAAAGACTATGGCTAAAGGTAACCTGGGGTAGGTCATAAACTTTCGGGGTATCAAACCAAAGCATCATAACCTATATAAACACCTATAGAAAGAACACTATATGGAGATATTAGATCTAATCCTGATAGCAGCTATATCCTTTATTGGAGCTATACTTGGTAGTTGGTTTAGAGGCTAGAAGGCTTTTGGACATATCCCCATAGCCCATTTCAAGATCAATGTAATACCCCGTCAGAATGGCATACAGAGCTTCTGAGCATAGGATTATAGCCTGATATTGGAGAAATACATCTTACTGAGTTATGAGGTTTGGATAGTGGAGAGAAGTGGAGGAAAGTGGTTTGGGTAATAATGCGTATGCATTCGTAAGCCCGTAACCTTTCTCAAACCATTATACCCTATATCCCCAAACCTTGCAACCCCCAAACCACATATTCTTGATATCGTTATCAAACCTTTATATACAGATATCCTCGTATCAGGGCTATCAGAATATCCAGAAATCAGGATAAATGGTTTGGTTATTGTATCTTATATAGGGGAAATTTGTTATAAGTTTTAATAATCCCTACCGCCGATAATAGGGTAGTCAGGATCAACGAATGGTTTGGTTTGGATACCCCTGTCTGAATCATTATCAGTCTTAGGAGGGATCTCTGGGAGGGAAAATGAAAATGGAAAGAACTTGTGTAGCCAGGTAGCTCTAGCAAAAGCCTTCCAAATGATCTCACCCATCTCCTGATTGCCCTCATTGATCTTCTTGGCTTCGTCGGGGTATTGAGCATTAAACTGATGATATCTAGTCATGTATATAGTATAACAGATATACAAACCTTTGTACATTGAAGACTTTCAGGGATTTTTCACAAACCTTCGTAATCTTATTTGATAATAAAGTTTCAGGGATTTTTTGGAGATCGTTCTTAATGTCTTTTTACTATAGGGGTTTGGATATAAGGTTTGGACATACCCCGAGATTTCAGGGAAATATTATACATCATCGTAATAAGGTTTGGCTATAAGGTTTGGTAACAAATATATAACGACACCCCGAGCCCTCCCACCAGGATCACTCCTGGCAGGAAGACTATTTGTTTATTCTGACTTGCTCTCAGCTAGGGTTAGGACATCAGTTAGGTTATCAAACCCTTCATCCTCAATACCTAGAGAAGCGAGCAGCAATCTAAAACTCTCATTGAGGAACTGCTCTGCCATTGGACTAGCCTCTACTATGCCGTTAGAAATAGCATAGGCAAGTGGCAAACCTAGGTCGTTGTATTCTACATAACTCTTGAATTCTTCGTCATCACGATAGTCCATCCATAGGTCTGCTAGAATTTCTGTCTTGATTCTAAAGTCCGTTGTGTCTGCCATTTCGTTCTTCCCATTCTTGGTCTGCGGATTCCGCTACAACCATTAGTCGTCTATAATTTGTGCTTGGTTCAGTTCTTGCTACATAAGAACCAATCCTGTCTAGGTTGAGGCGTTGGTCAGCAAGTAAGTTGCTAATCTTTACCGCAACCTTTTCCTCATCTGTCATTCCTCTTGTCATTATTCTCCTTGTTACATTATCTCACAAATGGTTAGGGGTGTCAAGGAAGAAAGTAGGAAATCCCTGACACCCCCTTGGTAACACCCAGCTACCCCTAACTAGGTTGTTACCGTATGATGCGGAGTAGTCTCAACGCACCAATCTTTATTTAAATTAATACATCCCAGTACTTAGGCAATCGATCGAAATACTCCTTCAGTCTGTCAGACATCTTGTTCCAGTACTCCAGCCTAAAGCCATCCAAGCCGTACCACACGTCAACCTCGTCCTTAAAGTATGGGTCCTGGTTTAGGCCTAGGCTAACAATCTCATCTGCAGTTAGACTAATTGGATTATCCCACTCGTGATGGTACTTGTTCCTATATGCATAGACATGAATCTTCCAGCTAGCAGGGTCCCAATAGGATTCCCCTCCAGCGTCTAGCTCTTCAGGAATGAATATGTTTAGGTCCCAATCGATGAGCTCTTTGCCTGCATTCTTGTTACGCTTAGCCAACATAGTCTGTGACATACCCTGCTCCTTCACACTTATCGCAATCTGGGTCACCCCAGTTATCCTTACGCTCTGCTAGAACCTCTTCGTCTTCGCTGTAGCATTCGCACTCGTTCTCTACTGATAGCAAGACACTGTCCATGTCATCTTCCCACGGTATCTCAGTGATGTAGTAACCAATACGGTTTACATAGTGATACCCTGCAACAATCAAGGAGCACATGTCACCGTCTACATAGGTCCAAACATACTTAGGGTCAATAGCCCTTACATAGTCTACCTCTTCGCCATAGGTCTCATACATAAGTTCGTCATGCTTACTAAACTTATTCT